TGCATAATCTTTATTTGATTTTCTGTTAAATCCTTGATACTCATATTTAAAGCCGCTAAAGCAGGCTCATAATCGCAAGTAATACAAGCTTCATGATTTGCCAACTCATAGCTTATCATTTCTCTAAATACTTCATCACTTGACTTGATCTTGTTAAATTCAACTTGTAAATGCTCAAAGATTATATTTGCACGCTTCACAATTTCATTATTCTTTACATAGCAAAAGCAAGCCGGACAAAAATATCTATATATTTTGTTCTTTTCCTCAAATTCCTTTTCCCACTGCTTGCCAATTCCAAAGCAAGATAAATAATCAAATTGCATTATCCAATAATTATGCAAATAGTATGATTTTGCGGTGTAGTCGTCATATGATTTTACAACACTCATCAACTCGGTTTCAGTAAAGAGCTTTTTGCTCAATTCCTTGCAATAGTGATCCTTTAAAGCTGATTTTCCTTGCTCCTCAACTAAATATTTGTGGTGTAGCTCGTATTCATTAGCATAGTAAATTTGCTTTTCGTTCTTGAAAACAAGTGCAGAATATCCGAAGTAACCGCCAAAATCAACAATAAGTATATCGTGATCCTTTATGTTGATATAATCAAGAGCTATTTTAGCAGCCTCATTAAATGTTAATGATTCTATATCATTAATCGCAAGGGTTTTTGTGCTTGTCGTGTTTACCATAATAATTGACCTCCTCAAAGTCTCAAATTCGTGGATATAAGGGGCGTAAACCCCTTTAAAATGGTTCAATCTCAATGCCGCTCAATATTTCTTGAGCCTTGCTTAAAAATTCCACGTTGTAATCATCAACATAATAATTAATATAAAAAGCGGTTATTTTGTTTACAAGTTTATCGTCACTCTTGATATAGTCAATTATATCACGACGATCAACGGGGAAATTAATCCCAAAATCTTTGAATTTTCTAACCGCCTTTATAAGATCGTTTTCAGAAATTTCAAGAGCATCCGCAAATTCTGAAATGTCATTGAAATAGTCGTAAACGTCATCATAATTCGGTAAGTCACTATAGATTGTAACGTGATCGTCATTTATCCATGAATGACCGCCCACATTTATAAACGTTTCAAGGCGTCCTATTTTTGTATCTGGATCATAGTAAAAATATACGTCCGTTTGGTATGGGTTTAAATCGATCTCAAATTTCCGTAAGATTACCGCAAGTTCTGATACAAGATCATTGATATTAATAACGTCCTCATCGGTGATATAGTGCTTAATTGTACTCATTTTTATACACTCCTTTTAATTTAATGTTATATTATGTATGGTATCCCTTTAGGCTTATGCGCCTTTATGGGATATATAAGGGCGTATAAACGCCCCTTTGAAGTTGTTTATTCCCATATTTTATTAATTCTAATGCTACCGTCACCGCTTTTATAATGCTTAATTATTATAAAATAATGTCCTGCATTACAATACGTTTCAGAACTTCTCCAATAATTTTCATCATCATGGGTGTATTTGTCAAAACACAATACTTGTTTTCTTGACAATGAAATTGTAATATCATTCGTTTCATAGTAGTTTCTTGCATCTACATATTTTTCAACGGGGTTTTTGTACATTTCATCAATAACATCTGCAAACCATTTGTTTTTAGTTTTCGGAAATTGTGCGGCAAAACATCGTAAACTTGCAATACGCAACTTTTTTTCAGCTTCTTGCATCTTTTGATAAATACGCTCGTTTTCCTTGTCGTTCTCGATCTCCTCATCGTGCAAATCGGCAAACTTTTGATATTCCCCTTGTATTGTGTTGTATTCATCCGCTAGTTGTTCTCTTTTCTCTCGATTGTATCTGAAATTGCAAACAGTGTTAAACAACAGATCCATTTTTACACCCTCCTTAAATTTTTATCAAAGTAGCTTTTAAGCTATGGAATAGGGCTTTTATAGTGACGCCCTTTAGAACACTTGAGGCTTTAAGCGTGCATATACGCTTCTTTGCAAAAGTCAACTAGATTTTTTGTTGTGCGGGATCAACTCCATTTCATTTTAAATTTATGGGGTGGGGCTGAAACAGTCAACCCCCTAGAACGATTATTTATAACGCTTCGCCGTTCTGATAACCACTAGAACGGGGAGCAGAAGCAGAGCTATTACTAGCATGCGGTCACCGCCTCTGCGTCGGAAAAACGCGCGCCGAAAAAGAAATACGTACGTTTTTTTGATATGTTGACGCGTTCAAATACTGCATCTGCGCAGTTTATCTTTGACCGTTCGCAGGCGGTCAAGAGTTCATTTCCTATAAATATACCGTCACGGGTACGCTGTCCGCTGCGGTTGACTACATAGCGCGGGGCGTTATCATACTGTGGTTTTACGCGAAAATACGTCATATAATCACCCCCCTATTCTGCTTTCGTTAATTGTGTAGCTGTATGGCTTGCCGTCCTCGGCTCTGCCTGCGGCGTGCCTATGCTATACGCACATTCTTCAGCAGTCTTACAGCCGTCAAGATTACTGTAGTCACTGTTCTTAGCAACGTCAATTGTCAGTTCTTCATCAAATAGGTTCTCATAAATCATGAACCCCTTGCCGTTCTCGTCCACGAATACAACGCAGTTATATGCGTTCGTTTTACAAAAAAATCTTTTCATTTTTAATTACCTCCATTTTTTTATTTACGTTTGTTTTTTTGTTTTTTATTGTCTCTTTTCTTTTGTTTTACACTTGACTTTTTATTTTTTTTGTGTTATCTTAAAATATGGTTGATTAAATTCAGATCATTGCACTGGATTCAATCGTATTAGCGGTTATATGTGTAACCGCTAAAAGTTTAGGTAAACTGTTAGCGAGATCCCTTTTTTGTCATCCCAGGAATTCGGAAAACTGGATTGAAAATATTTTGAGCCTATTTTTTTCAAGATTTTCCTATCGTACATTTGACGTTGTTCAATTCGGTTTTAGCCGGTTCGGATAGAAAATATTTAATTTTCAAGTTGCAAAAATTTGTTATTGATTATAATCTGAATTGCGTTGTAACACTTTTCAGCGGTCAACCGCATATGTTCAATTTAATTCAATTTATTGATTTTTTAATCAACTATAATCAATCGTGATTTACTAGCCGTCACATGATCTTGCAAAGATCAACTAGATTTTTTGTTGTGCGAGATCAACTCTTTTCATTTTAGATTTTCCGCTTTTTAGTGTCAGCAGTAAACTTATTTGTGACTGGTAAAGGGTTTTGTTTTTGGTTTTTGGTTTATTCCTTTCCCTTACTGTATCTATATTATAACACATTCGTGAATGTTCGTCAAATCGGCTATTTGTACACATTCACGAATGGTACAATATATAGTGGTTAGATGCAATATAATTGCTAGATATAACTATATATTGTAGTTGTGAAAATAAAAATATTTTTGAAATACGCTAAATTTTGTTGAAAACATACAATTAGTTAAGAGGTTTAATTATATGAATGAAAAAAATCAACGTAAAAAAATAGAATATAATACAAAATATAACAAAGAAAATTATGTAAATTTTAGCCTGAAAATCAAGCCTGAATTAAATAACAAAATTGTAAACTATTGCAAGTCTAATAACATTTCACGCCCTGAATTTTTAGAACGTGCTATAGAGGTACTAAACCACAATATATAGTGGTTAATACAGTATTTATTACTTGCAATGCACAATATATAGTATGCTTGTATTTTGAGCTATAAGGCTACTAGCAAGCGTTATATAGTGTTGTATATATGGGTGGTATAGTTATACTTGATAGCCGTTAGAATGGATTTTAGAGCATACAATATATAGTGGTATTGTAGCGTATTATGCGTGAGTGTATACTGTATATTGTGGTTAATGGCTGACGTGTGCTATATTATGAGCTTGCAAGCGGTGATCTTGTAAGGGATCTTGACTTGCGTATTTATGTATGTGTACAAATATTTGTACTATTGCAAACATGATTTTGCGTTAAATAAGTGTACAATTTTTTGGACTTCTAAGGATCTTGTAAGAGTTCTTTACTAATGCTAATTAATGACAATTAGTCAATTTGTATAATTTTAAAAGCTAATTTTGTGTAAATTGCCGTTTAAAATAGGGATTGAGTATTAAATTTTAGGTGTATTTTAGTGAGTGTTTACCACTTTGACGGTGAATAAGGGGTGAAATAGGGAATTGATAGGGAATTGATAGGTTAAAATATTCATATAAAATGTTCAAATTTTAAAGATGAGGATTAAGGGCGTTCGGTATATCGAATAACATTCACCGAAAAAATATACTTGATAAAAATCAAATATTAACAATAAACAAATACATAAAAAATCAATCATTAATTTAGTTAATAATTGATAAAAGTCAAGTATTATAAAGTCAGTTGAGCCTGAGCAGAGCCAGCAGGAACCATATTAATATTCTATGAATTATGATACAATTATTTATATATGTGATTTTGGCAAAAAAGCATATAAACCACGCAAATAAGCGGTTTTATGGATATATTAATATACTTAATTAAATAGCTTTGGAGGGGGTAACTTTACATTTATGGGAACATATGGAAAGCAGATTATCCCCTTAGTAGTTCCACTCTATCCACACGCCTCTAAAGCCAAATCCAAAATCAAAATAGCATTTTTTAAAATTCCTGCACACTCTCCCACCATCCCACCAAAACCTCAAATTTTTATTCGGTAACACGTTCGAGTAAACTTCGTATCTACGCTATTTTTTGAACTTTTCTAAATCTTAAAATATACTCAAATGCACCAAAACATACCAAAACTAACTTGCAAACATAATTTCTATACCATAAAAAAGAACCCATTACTCCTAAAAAAATACGTTTCATTAAAGACCATAATAGGTCTTATTTTTTTGCCCTAAAATGGCTATAAATCTAGTTTTACACTTAAACAATCACTCATTTAAAATTCAATTTTAATTCACTGTCAACTCGTTAAGCCACACTTCAAAAATAATACACTGTCACCGAAACATCTTAAAACAATAAAAAACTATCAAAATATCATTTATAAAACTCATAAAATAACCTATCGTAAAAACGAAAAAAACGTTTTTACACCTTGATTTACAAGCGAAAACAACGAATAAGCTATCGTAATTTTACCGAACGCTCAGAAACAAAATGTTCAGACGAAAACAAAATATTTAAACAGTTGCCAGACGATCCATACAAACATTAATGTTTAACTGAAAAAATATCTGTGAAGATTAGCGTGACCGTAGGGAACGATAATCAAGCAGGGAAGTTATATACGAGCGTAGCGAGAATATAACTGACTAGCTGTGCGCAGCACAATAATACAAACTTCTTTAATAATATAATATCAGTATAATGTCATTATCGGTTATTATCGCTTTATTGCTCAATAGATATAATCGCCTTAATAGATGTAATCACAATGATCTTCATTTTATGCTAATTAATTTTATGTAAATCATTTAATGTTCTGCCTACATTATTTATTTTAATTTCACTTTGCAAATAACAAATTAACACAAAAGTTACATATTTATGTTCAACTTGCTATTGACATATCTCAAAAGTAGTAGTATAATAGCCGTAGAATCTCAAAAGTAGTATGCTAGAATTACAATACTAATATATCATACTGATTATTAGTTGTCAACAAGAAATTTATTCCTGTAAACAATTAGTATTCAAAAGAAAAACCTACACGCTTTTAGCGGGTAGGAAGGATTCTCTTATTACTAAAGATATCTAGTATTATTCTACTCTACACTTTGACCTACACTTTTGGTATACAGATTGCACACTTTTTTGCATTTTGACCTACACTTTTGGTATACAGATTGCAAAAATGGTGGACTAACAATAAAAGGTGGTGACAAATCATAACTGACAATTATTTTGTAAAAATACCCAAGAAATATATATACGCTGACTCAGCAGACAACTTTGAAATTTTATTGTATCGCTGTCTTAGTTACCTATATAAAACTAGAACAAGGACGGTAGGTACATCTATAAATGAAATTTTGGAATTGTGTCATTGTTCCATTTATAGTAAAGGTAACAGAGAAAATACTCATAGGATAAAAGCACTTTTCAATATTTTTATTGCTAGGTCAGATTTGACTTGGGATAACCAATGTGACTATAAATCATCAAATAATGTCAATGCAAACGCTCATTTAAGATTTAAGGTCAACAAAGCAGTGTTTGATCCTCCAGATAATTTCGTAATATTGTACGACACGGAATGGGACAAACTAATGTCTATTTCAAATAGGCTGTCTAAGTCAATACTTCTTCGTGTTTACCTATACATAAAGTCATGGAACTTTCAGAACACAGAAGCTATAACAGAGAGTGTTTGTGGTTGTTACAAGAAAGAAACAATAATGGCAGAAGAGTTGCATATGTCGGTTAGACAGCTAGACAACTATTTAAAAGCATTATGTGATAATGGACTAATAGTCAAGCACATTACAGGCTCTTATAAAAAGAATGGTAGGGTCTATAATGCTCCTAACGTTTATGTGCTTAGTTCAGATCTGAACGTACAACAACATATTCAAGAAGCTGTTGATAGATTAAAGTACACCTATAAGGTAGATGAATTTCTACCAATGACACATAAGAACAAGAAAATTAGAAGGATTGATAAACGTGATAGATAATAAGATTATAGTTTTTGAAAACGAGGACTTTGGAGAACTTAGAACGGTTGAAATTAACGGAGAAGTTTGGTTTGTAGGCAAGGACGTGGCAATGATATTGGGTTATGGAAATGGAAAAGTTAAAAGTAAGGCTTTAGCTAACGCTATAAAAGATCATGTAGATATTGAAGATAAAAGGTTCTTAAACTATGATGAACTTAAAGCGTACCAAAATGGTGACCTTAAAAATATTAGCCACTATGGAATGACAATTATAAATGAAAGCGGTCTATATTCTCTTGTATTTGGAAGTAAATTGTCAACCGCAAAGAGTTTCAAACACTGGGTAACTTCTGAGGTTCTTCCTTCACTTCGTAAAACTGGCACATATAATACACAGGCTTTTGAAGAATTAAAAGCAGAGGTAACAAATCTCAAAGAAGAATTAGAGAAAAACAAATTGCCCAAGAAAACATATAGTCCATGGTTTGGTCGTATGCACCCCAAATATAAATTAATAGAAGATAGTCTCGGTATTACTAGGGGTGCATTGTACAGAGAAATTCTCAAAGAGCTTGCCAATAGATACGGACTTGATACATACCAAATAGAACAAGACTACTTGTATGAAAATTGCTTGGATAAATGTTATCCTCTTGACCCATATCAGTGTGTTCCGCAATATCGCAATATGATAGAAGATATTATTAATGAGTATTTAATCAGTAACAGTTTGGCTGATAAAAACGATATTATTGCGACTAAGAAATATCAGACGATATTCTCAAAAACTAATTCTAAGACTGATTTTAATGAGTCTCATTTTAACACAGAGGACGGTGATAACAATGAATAGAAATCGCAAAACAACTTCTTTACAAGAATTATTCCCTGAAGATTATACATACGAGGCTCAGGACAAGCCCCTGGACGATAATGAAGAATATTTGAGGTTTCGCAGTGAGTATTGGACTATGCTTGCAGAAACTGACGATACATACGCAGAAGATTATATGTAAGATAAAATAAAGGAGACAACAAAATGAACAATTTGAAACTTGTAGAAACAGACGTATTTAATGAAATCGCAACTTGTGATTTTTGGGGTAACGCCAACAATGAGTATCTTGTCACAAGAGAACAGATTGGTAGGGCATTGGGTTATAAAAATCCAAGTGAAGCAATTAAAAAGATTCACATGAAACATAGAGATAGACTTGATAATTATAGTTGTTTAATTAAAAGTGACTTTAGTCGAGGGGTGCGTTCTGGGGCTATCGACTCTAATGGTGCAATTCAGGACAGAATGTTTTATAACCGCAAAGGCATTATGGAGATTTGCCGTTGGTCTAGGCAACCATTAGCAGATAAGTTCATGGATTGGTGTTGGGAGATTATGGATAGACTTATCTCCAATAGTTTGAATAATGTAACATTATCAAGAGAAGAATATTCTATGATTGTTAATGCTGTCAATGAAGTAGGTCAGCTTAATAAAGTTAATGAACAGCTTGCACGTCAGTTGCAAATCATTTCTGCACAGAACACCACAATGCAGGATAAACTTTCTCGTATGTGGCAGAAAATAATGCTTATTGTACCACCTGTGCATTATTCTTCTTGGAAAAATAAGATGTCTCAGAAAATTGTTTCGCTTGCAAAGATCTTAGGTTATACAAATGATGATGATAGAAAATCTATTTATGGCGATATTTATAGCATGATGAAGTCAGACTATGATATTGACCTTGACTCCTACAAAGAAAATTATTTGTTATCACAAACAGACTATAAAAACGTAGCAATGATAGATGTTATTGATAGCGATACAGCTCTTAGAGATATTTTCGAGGAAATTGTTGACCGATACATACAAATAAAATCAGGAATGGAGGTAATTAACAATGCCTAGACTAACAAAACTTACAGAGAGTGAGTATGCCAATGGCGTACTCGCAGAAGCTAAAAGAATAAACAATAATGAGACAATTCGTAAACAACCGCCTACAGAACAGCAAGTTAGATTGTGCCTTAGAGTGCTGAGAGATTTTCACATACATATAAACAAGGATAATATTCCTAGATTTAAAAGTATTCAGGAGCTAGAGCTTTGGCAAAAGAAAATGATACACGATAAATTATATGACAGCAACTAAAACGGAAAGGTAGATTAAAATGACAGAAAACAACAAAACTATGGTAACAGTATTCGAGAGCAAAGATTTCGGCAAGGTGAGAACGGCAGATATTGATAACAAGATTTACTTTTGCGGCTCTGATGTGGCAAAGGCGTTGGGGTATGCAAGACCAGCGGACGCAATAACATCTCATTGTAAGGGGGTCTGCGTTTTACCGACCCCTTCGGCTGGAGGTGTACAGAAAACAAAATTCATCTCAGAGGGCGATGTTTATCGTCTTATAGCACATAGTAAACTCCCTTCTGCAGAACGTTTTGAGAGTTGGATATTTGATGAGGTGCTTCCAACCATACATAGAACAGGCAGTTATATCATGGAAGGCTCGGAAAAAGACAATGAACTAAAACTATTGCAAGCTACGGTTACTCAGCTTCAGAATATGTTGCTTGCATTATCGGCTAAGAAAATACCAAATGAAAGGGCTTTGAATATATGGAAGAAACAAATTGGTACTCCGCTTATAGCGAAGTTGCAGGATAATGCTTTACAATCTACAGGTGAGGTTATTGAGTTTGTAGATATGTTGCATAGAGTTTATACTCAAATGACTTCAATGTTTGGCTTTTGTACTGCTACGGCTCTTAGTGAATTTACAGACAAGTATAACTGTGATTGCACTACAACACAACCTAGTATTATAAATGCTATTGCGGATAATCATGTATATCAGGCTTGGTTTGCTCAGGCTTGTAATCAGCTTATGGTTTGTATAGATAATGGGGATAGATTTACATCTGACGATGATTGTACTTATAATGTTACACAGTTTACTTTGCAGGACAGCTTTGATTTTATTGTTCACACATTGGCAGATGTTATGAAAGATAGATCGGCTCACCATGTACACACGCTATCTATGGTTTATAAGAAGATAAACACCACAAGAGGCTGGCGTAATCAAATGACTAGGAAGAAGGCAAAGACTAAGAAAGATGTAATATTGTCTGATAGAAAACAGTTTGCTAAATTTGTGTTAGTTAGCAATGAAATTATAAAGGAATTGAGAAGGAGCTAAATTTATGAGAACATATACAGTAACAAGTAAAGTAACCGCAGAGGAACGTGAGGTTACAATTAACATTTCATGTGAGAATGGCGAGTGGGTCGCTAATTTATATACTTGTATTGAGAAATATGCCAACAAATGCAAAAAGCAAGGTTGGAAACAGATTGATGAAACGAGGCACACCGATGGTACATTTATCGGAGCTACATTTATTGCTCCTGCCAAAGCCATTAGTATTAGAAACGCTCACCCAACTAAAAGAGTTATCTCAGAAGAACATAAACAAAAGCTTTTAGCTGCGAAAAACAAAGATTAATTAAAATTGTACATTAATTGTGTTAATTTTACAGCTATATTGTTTTGAGTATAATTTTACTTGTGAGGTATTACTCTTTAAAATTTAACACAATTAATGTATGTTCCTGACGGTAGAACGCAGATTATGATAGATATAAAGATAGGAGATATAAATGGCATTAAATAAACTATATTATGTGTATGGACTTGACACAGCTTGTTTTTACACTGATAAAGAAAATGAGATTGAAAGGTATTTACTAAAGGCTAGGCGTGTTAAGAACAGATTTAAACAGAGGTACGTTGATAATAAAAGCAATCTTTCGCCAAAGAGACAAAAGCTCTATCAGCAATTAAATAAACTCGTTATAAGGCTAAAGTCTGAATTGAAAGAAGAATTACATAAAAACATAGGACTAACTCGAAACGTGAGAATGGATAAGATCGTTGACAAAAACGGAGAGCCGTCTATTAGAAAGAGGGTTTCTATTTTTGATAGTTCTTTGACAAGATATTTTGGCTTAAAGGAAAGAGAATTTAATACTGAGATACTTATAATTAAGGTTTATTTTTACGATGTAGCCGAGAGTATTGTCAAAAATGGTTTTTACATGAATGGCTATAAATATAAATTTTTCTCGGCTTCAGCAGGGCAGATAAGAACAAAAAAACTTGTTGCGGTTAGAGAAGATTTGTTGCTTAAATATTGGAACGCCTTGACCGCTGGTTTAACTGTGGAGAAAATTAACAAGTTGGGCGGTATGAATATTAACAAATATCTAGCATATTTGGCTTTATGCAATTCTGCAACAGACCTATGGGAAGATTTTGATATTGATCGTTGTATTGTTGTTAATGATTTTGAAAATGTAATTCATGATACGGTTGATTTTATAGACGATAAAACCTACGAGATTACAAGAGTAACGAAAGATTTAGATTTTACACAAACTGATGGCTGTGGAATGATTTTACCATATCTAACTGATAGAAATTTTATGGTTAGACTACCGTGGATAAAGGGTTTATTGGCTAAATTTGATTTCGTAAAATTCATTAAGGATAACAACGCAACAGGAATTGTAAAAGATATTTATGGTACAACTCACAATATAGTTGATGAAAATATTCAGATAATTTTCACTAAGAGCCAGTTAAAAATGTGGAAATATTTTGACAGTTGGGAAGAGTATAAAAACAATTTTAAAAAATATGGCTGTACCGCAGGTATATGTAATCGTGAAGAAAATGTAATATCAGACTCAGTTATAAATTATCAGATGATACAAACTCTAGCTGATATGACTGATAGCGAAATAAAAGAGTTGGCAAAAAGTAACATAGAAGAAATAGATAAAATTGCTTCTGATGTGCCAACAATGCTTAAAGTTTTTGGAGCTGACAAATCTAATTATTATAAAACTGGTTTTCAAAAGTGTCTTGAAATTTATCCTGAATTGCTTTCTGACTTATATTGCAGGAGTATGTTAAAAGACATAAAAAAGAAAAAAGAAAAAGAATTATGGTCTGCACGTTTTGATATGGGTGGTAAATATAGCTTTGTCATACCAGATTTGTATGCGTTTTGTGAATGGTTATTTTTGGGGATAAAAAACCCAATGGGTCTTTTACAGAATGGTGAAGTATGTTGTAAATTATACAATGACAATGAAAAATTAGATTGTCTTAGAAGTCCACACCTGTATATAGAACACCCAATAAGAATAAATAAAACACAATTTGATTGGTTTGATACCAATGCTATTTACATAAGTTCTCATGATCTTATTTCAAGAATAGTACAATGCGATTTTGACGGAGATAAATTGCTTGTGACAAATAATCCAACGTTGATTGGCATAGCAGAAAGAAATATGGATGGTATTGTTCCTTTATTTTACAATATGCGTAAGGCAGCGGCAGAAGAAATATCAGTGAGTTCTTTATTCAAAGGCTTGTTATTAGCATATAATGGAGGCAATATTGGCACACCGAGTAACAACATTACGAAAATATGGAATAGTGGCAAAATGAATAATGAAAAAATGCAAGCCGTTAAATGGTTAGTGGCAGAAGTAAATTATACTATAGACTATGCTAAAACGTTGTATAAGCCACAAAGACCTGAGAAGGTTGACAAAATTATCAAGCAATACACTAAAAACAAAATACCTTATTTTTTTATGTATGCCAAGGGCAAAAAGAAAGAACAGGTAAAACCATTGTCTTTATGCACTGTTGATAGAGTTAAGATGCTTTGTCCCAAAAGAAAAATCAACTTTAATTTTACAAACTCAAATATCGGCAAATTTGATTATAAGGTTTTGATGAATAATCCAGATATAGAATTTAATCAAAACATTGCAGACAAATATAAAGAAATATCAAGTACGTTAAATTTTAAACATACAGATGATAGCAAAATGAACAATTATCTTGCGGTGTTTGATGATGCAAAAAGCAAATTATTTAGTTTACCATATTCCAAAAACGTAATTATTGATAATATTATCATTGATTTGTTCCACAATAGGCGTACCGCTTTAAAGAAAACATTTTGGCTTTTATTTGGTGACGAGGTGTACAATAACATAAAAAGAAATATTGGTAGTAATTTTATACAATGCGAAAAATGTCATAAAAGATTTTATAAGCATAGTTCCAATGAAAAATATTGTGATAAGTGCAAGGGCTATCAAAAAATTAAAACAAAAACTTTGATCTGCTGTGATTGTGGTAAGGAGTTTGCGGTAGATAGTCAAAGTCGAAAAATTAGGTGTGAAGAATGTCACAAAAAAGAAAGAAGCAGGATAAACAAAAACTATCGAGAAAAGACCAGTTCGTTTTAAATAGAAAATAGCCAAATACCTCGCAAATACGTTGTTTGCGAGGTGTTTTTTGTCTAAAATGCTTAAAAATCGCTACCCATATGGAAAGAGTATTTTGCTAATTTACAAATCTAAAGAGTATTTTTTTCTTTTCAAGCAAATAAACATACTTATCCATAATATATTATAGCACGCACAAAGCCAACATTCAATAGGCATTGTGTACAAAATTAAAATTGAAAAGGTGGTTATTTTACACATGATTTTCGTCACAAAGGACGAGGCGGATTATCTTCGTCAGAACATTAAGAACGTTAAGATTTTCAAAACGTGCCGTCTGAAAAACAATGGTTCTAATCGTGGTAAGAGATACGCAGAGGAAACATCTGCGGTTGTTAATCTGCTTGCCAAGTACAGAGCTGATTAAAAAATATCTTACAGCACGTCTGTAAGGGTGGGTATATCCCACTAACTTATTTAGAAAAGGAATTTATTTTTTATGACAGTAACAGAAGAACTTCCAATTTCCATTGTAGATAATTTGGATAAGAGAAAGTACCCTACGCCTGAAGAGTACAACTATTGGAAATCAAGAGAAACAGAACATTTTTCATTGATTACGAGGTAGACGAGTTTTATAATCTTATTGAAAATAAAAACCAGCCATAATCCCATTGACTTTAGACGGTGGGTTAGGCTGGTGATAAAATCACTTTTCATTAAGAGATTTTTTAATTAAAGTTAAAATTAAATTGTTTAGACTACGATTCTGTTCTTTTGCAAGTTGTTCTAATTGATTTTTTAAATCTTTAGGAATAGTAAGTGTCGTTCTTACATTATCTTTAGATACTGCCATAATATCATCTCCTTTTCTAAATTATAACACATACAAAAAGTGATGTCAAGGTGATAGCTAAAGTTTACAACTTGTTTACATTGCAGTGTTGACAAAGTGCTATCACCGTGATATGATAGTGATAGAAAGGTGGTGAGGCGATGCTTAAATCATTTAAGTACAGATTATATCCAAATAAAACACAAGAAATACAAATACAGAAAACATTTGGTTGTTGTAGGTTTGTTTATAATCAGACACTTGCTTATAGAAAAAATCTTTATGAAACAGAAAAGAAATCTATGAGTAAATTTGATTGCAATACATATTGTACACAAGTTCTGAAGAAAGAATATGTATGGCTTAAAGAAATTGACAAATTTGCTCTTAACAACGCAGTATTTAATATGGATAGTGCATATCAGAAATTCTTCAAAGAACATTCTGGTTATCCTAAATTCAAAAGTAAGAAAGATAATCGGAAAGCTTATTCCACAAACAGTACTAATAATAACATTGAAGTTGACTTTGAAAACAATAGAATTAAACTTCCAAAACTTAAATGGGTAAAAGCTAAGGTTCATAGAGAATTTGTTGGTATTATCAAATCAGCCACCATATCACAAACACCAAGTGATAAATATTTTGTTTCTATCCTTGTGGATTGTGAAAATTTTCACATGAAGCCTACTGGTGCTATGATCGGTATTGATTTAGGCATTAAGGATTTAGTTATTACATCTGACGGAGATAAATTTGAAAATTTTAAAACTCTTTACAAATATGAAAAGAAACTTGCTAAAGAACAAAGGAAACTTGCTAAAAAGGCAAAAGGTAGTAGCAACAGAAATAAACAGCGTATTAAAGTTGCAAGACTTCATGAGAAGATAACAAATATCCGTATTGATAATTTACATAAAATTTCTCACAAGCTAATACAGGAAAACCAACTGATAGTGAGTGAAGATTTGAAAATTAGTAATATGGTTAAAAATCATAAACTTGCAAAAAGTATTTTTGATTGTAGTTGGTATGAACTAACAAGGCAGTTACAGTACAAGGCTGAATGGAACGGTAGACAGTATATTAAGATTGATACTTATTTCCCAAGTAGTCAGACTTGTAATGTCTGTGGATATGTTAATAAGGGAACAAAAAATCTTTCTGTAAGAGAGTGGGATTGTCCTAATTGTCACACACACCATGACAGAGATATTAATGCTGCTATTAATATATTAAATGAAGGATTAAGGTTGGTTAAATCAGCCTAAACAATAAAGCAGTACGATAGGAACTATCGGAATTTACGCTTGTGGAGTTAGTAGGTTACGAGAACGTTGAAGCAAGAAGCCGACTGGCTTTAGACGGTCGGTAGTTCACAAATATCTAAATCATTTTTCAGGAAAAGAACATTGTCAGATTTGCGAGTTGCATACTAATCATAGAGGGTGGGTATCAACTTGGGCTGACGAATTGGAGGATTAGAATAAATGGCTAAAATAACAAAAAAGAACGTTCTGTCGGTACAGGGCATTGTAAACATAGAAAACGGAAAAATAACATTTAGCGTTGAAGATATTGAGGGTGAAATTGCCCTTGCGGAACTTATGTCAGATTTCAACGGGCAGGAAGTAAAACTGTCTGTAAACCAGACAGACGAAATTGCTTAACTGTTAGTGGGAGGAATAAATTATTTCTACATATAAAAGATTTGAAGGTGAGTCTGATGACGAGCTTATATTTAGAGTGTGCAAAGATAAGGAAAAGATAGGCACTTGGAATGATGTCAGGGATATTTTAAATAATTTGCTTAACGCTGATTTTGGCGAGTCAACTTATCGCAAAAAATTCCAATGCTTTGAGAAAATGTTCAATGCAAATCAGAAAACTTTTGCAGATACAGAAAACACCCTTAATGAAATTCAAGACCAAATTCGTAAATTAAAGAAAGAACGATATAAACTTCAAACAGAAAAGTTGGAGAACAATAGGTGGCTTAAGGAAAATGCACGAGATGAATTGATAACTGAAAAAATAGTCAATGCAATTTCTGATATAGACCCTATCATAGTTCCTGATTATTTATCGGGAGTAAATAATAGCAAATCTGCGATATTGGCATTTACTGATTGTCACTTTGGCATAGAGTTTTGCATAAAAGATCTATTTGGCAATGTAATAAACGAATATTCTCCAGAAATATTTGAACGCAGAATGTGGAGTATGCTTGAAAAAGTTGTTGACATAATTGCCAAAGAGGACTTGGCAGAAATTAATGTTTGGGAACTTGGTGACAGCATATCAGGACTTCTCAGGTTAAATTCTCAACTGATGCACCTTAGATATGGTGTTATAGACTCTGCAATAAAGTATGCTGAATTTCTTGCCAATTGGCTTAATGATCTTTCGCAATATGTGAAAGTGAATTTCCAAATGGTTAGGGACAGCAATCATTCACAACTCAGACTTCTCGGACAGCCTAAGAATAGTTTTCCTGATGAAAACATGGCAAAGGTGATTATTGCTTTCATAAGGGAAAGACTTAAATATAATCGAAATGTAAACATAATTGAGAATGAAACAGGCTTTTGCTTTAGCGATGTTGAGGGTTATAACGTGCTTGGTTGTCATGGTGAAGTAAAGGATTTACAGAATTGCACAAGTTCTTTTTCAAGAGCGTACAATACAAACATTGATTACGTTTTGGCAGGTCATGTGCATCATCAGACCTCAAAGGAAAATGCAAAACATTCAGAGGTGCTTACAATACGTTCCATGGTAGGTACTGATGACTATGCTATGTCCTTAGGTAAGACTTCTGACACAGGTGCAAGCCTGTTTATATTTGATAATGAATTTGGCAAGATTGCCAACTATGATATAAAAGTAAAGTAGGTGAGTACTATGATGATTAAAAAGAGTTATAACGATTTTGATACTTTCATGCAGGATATAATAGATGTATATCTGGAAAATGAGGGCTTTAGTGTTTTATGTGATTACAAGTTGGCTTGTAAGATTATCAAGAAATTTTTATCATTTGACGATAAAACTAAAATTAATTCCATTTCTCTTGATCCGCCTGAGTGGAACGGATATGGTGGCGAATTTGTTGTTTCAACTTTTGAAAATGAGTTGTTCTGTGAAAGAGCAAGACGTGACGATAAGCCAATAATTGTTGGTGATGAGAGTATTGTTTTCGTTCAGCGAGATTTTGTCGGCAAGGATTTTACTGAAGAAGATTATGTCCCAAAGCTTTATTTTGGTTTTACAATTAGCGAATAATTTGTAGTTAAATACAACTCCTTTTATTATATTTTGCAGGATAGCAAGCGTTATCCTGCATATTGTCGGATAGCTCAATCGGTAGAGCAATGCACTGTTAATGCGGAGGTTGTGAGTTCGAGTCTCACTCTGACAGCCAAAAACAGAACTCAACACGCCTCTTAAAAATGCGTACCACGTTGAGTCTTTTAAATGAAAAAATCTGACGAGATTTTTGCACGGATAGTTGACAAAGTTTTGTTGACTATCCTTAGTTTTAATTACAAAGTAATTCAACCTCACGCACCTCTTAACAATGTGTCCCAGTGAGGGGTATTTTAATGCCGTATAAATGTACAAGAGGGCTAACTTGTAAAAAGGTGGTCGGTGAGGTTTGTTGTTTCCAAAAGACGATTAAAGACAGAAAAACAGCGAGTTGTTGAGTTATGGTTTTGTGGATTTTGTATTACTCAAAAAACAAAGTTCAAGCCCTTACGGGCGAAATAAAGAAGATTAAGTGCGAGGGTAACACTTTAAAGAAACCCCAAATGAAGAATAAGTGCTAAAAGCGACACTTAAAAGAAAGTTTAATACAAGAAGAAAGGAGAGTTTGAAATGGCTCGTAGTACAGTGTATAACCAAATCACAAACGAGGAAAATATTGCTCAAATTAACCCTGATAATGTTTCTCTTATGGAAGATTTTCTCGACTATCTGACTTCTATTGACCGCTCTCCAAAAACAGTTACTAGCTACAAATCAGATTTATATATATTTTTCGTATGGAACTTGAAATATAATAACAATAAATTTTTTGTAAGACTAACAAAGCGTGAAATTGCAAAGTTTCAAAATTACGCTATAAATGAGTGGAAGTGGTCGCCCAAAAGAATAAGACGTGTTAAATCCGCTTTAAGCTCAATGAGTAATTTTATTGAAAATATTCTTGACGATGAGGAGGAATTTAAGGATTTTAGACCAATAATTAGGAAAATCGAGTCTCCTGCAAATGAGTCTGTCAGAGAGAAAACAGTTTTATCTGATGCACAAGTGGAACATTTGCTTGACACATTGGTTGAAAGAAAAGAATATGAAAAGGCGTGTAGCGTAGCGATAGCAGCATATTCGGGAATGAGAAAGTCAGAACTCTTACAAATGCGTATGGAATATTTCCAGCCAGATCACATTGTATTTGATTGTCTTTACAAAACAGACAAAATTAGGTCTAAAGGCAGAGGTAAGTTGGGCAAACAGATTAATAAATTTGTTATGTTGCAAGTTGATAAGTATTTGGATTTATGGAGGAAACAACGTGAAGAATTAGGTATTGATTCTGAATGGGTGTTTGTTAAAAAGGATAAAGATACATATGTGAAGCGTGAAAGCCTTGACACTTGGACGGACGAATTTTCAGAAATATTAGGTGTGGATTTTTATTATCATTCATTGCGACATTATGTATGTACAAGATTACTTGGTGATTATAATCTGCCTAGTGAAGTTGTTAGAGAGTTCTTTTCATGGAACAGTGTGGAAATGACTAAAATTTACAACGACAAATCTGCCATTGATGATTTTGGAAAATATTTTACTGCTGACGGCATTGTAAAGCAGGAAGATAATAAATCTTTGTCAGACTTGAAAAATTAATAAATAAAAAGGAGGTGGCTTGATTATGCCAAGAAAAAAAGTAAAAACCCCTGTAAGTACAAAGATATGTACAGAATGTGGCAAGGAAAAGCCACTGTCACAATTTTATACTACTAGAAATAGTAATATTTCTACTGATGGCAAAACGGTAAATATATGTAAGTCTTGTGTTAAAAAGGGTTCTTATAATTCTGATGGAAGCTTAAATATAGAAGCGTTCCAAAAGAAACTAATGTTAATGGATAAACCATATATACCAGAAGCTCTTGACTCTGCTATGAGTGAAGTAAGAAGATCATTAGAATTGGGTAAGGGTAGAACCGATATTATAGGTTGTTATTTTAAAAATGTGTCGACATTGCCACAGTATACGAAACTATCTTTTTTGGACTCTATGAATTTGTTTAATCAAGGCAAGTCTATTACTGAGGCAGTAACTACAACGGAAAAACGCAATATACTTCCTCGAAACGAAGAAGTATATGTAAATATGGTTGATGATTTCGTTGTTACAAACGATATTACCGACTTATTTGGCGAGGGGTACACAAAATCACAGTACCGAAAAATGAAGAAAAAGTTTGATAAATTAAAAGAAAACTACTCAATTCAAACAAACTTACACGAGGAAGCTTTAGCAACCTATGTTCGTTTCAAGGTGAAAGAGGAAGAAGCTACAGCGGCAGGAGATGTTGGAAGTGCTGATAAATGGAATAGAGCTGCCCAAGATGCTGCTGATAAAGCAAAGCTGACCCCAAAACAATTAACGCAGGCTGATTTACAAAGTGGAGTAACTTGTATTTCGGAAATATCAAAAGCTTGCGAACAGGCGGTTGATATTGTTGAAATATTACCTAAGTTTAAGTACCAACCTAACGATGCTCCTGATTTTATAATATGGTGTTATATTAATTATGCTAGAAAATTAAAAGGATTACCTAAGTGTGAGTACAAGGAAGTATACCAATTTTATGACGACATGAAGAATGAGTACATTTCTCAGTATGGAGATCCCTATGGTATTTTTACTGATGACACATCAGAAAAAAATAGGAGTTCTGTTGAAACGTTTATAAAACTGCCAAAAGATTATGAGAATGGTGACAAGTAATGAACTGGCAAAGAATAAAAGATTTTGAAAAAAAAAGTGATAGTGTATTTGGTAAAAATCTACATAATTATTACACTTTTATAAGTTGGGCTAAGTGGTATCCTGATTTATTACTCGACTTAATGAAGCCTGAAACAGGTGGATTAAATCTGCATTTAGATCAACGCATATTTTTGCGTTGTGACGTTAGATTTATGAGTATGTATGGAACGTTTAGCCGTGGATATGGCAAATGCGTAAGCGGAGATACTATGTTATTTACCGATGAGGGTATTAAAGAGATTGGTGAATATTTTAATTATCAAAATAACGATGTCGAAACCTATTATCCTACACACGCAAAGGTTGCAAATAGATATGGTAACTTAGAATGTTCAACTTTAGGTCTTTATAATGGCAGAAAAAATACTATAAAACTGACAGATAGTAAAGGTTATTCTATAACAGCCACCCCTAATCATAGAGTGCTTGTTATGAAATTAAATGGAAGTGTAGATTTTGTAAAAACAGAAGATATAAAGATTGGCGATTATTTGGTTATTAATCGTAAAAATAATATCTGGGGTAACAATAATAAAGTTGAATATAAAAATGAAATTGGTGCATATGTAGAAAGCTTATCTCAACAATCACGTTCACATTTGAATATCAGAGCAATGCCAGATGGAATTACACCTCAATTAGCATTGATTTACGGATATTTGATTGGAGACGGTTGTATGACTTCAAAAAATACAATTATCTTTACTAATATAGGTGACGAGATATTAGACAAGTTTAAAAATATTACGCAGAAATATTTTAACGTTGATGTCAAAAAAAGAAGTGGCAATAATTACGATTATGAAATTAATGACACTTATTTAAGAAAATATCTCGAAATTATAGGATTTGATTATAGTAGATCATATGATAAAAAAGTACCTAAATCTATAATGGCAGCTAGTAAAGATGTTGTGTCAGCATTTTTACAAGGCTTATTTGACACAGATGGTACAGTAGATAATAAAATTATATCTTTAACAACAGTGTCGGAAAAGTTGGCAAATCAAGTTCATTTTTTATTACTGAATTTTGGTATTGTTTCTAAACTAAGTATTAAGAAAACAAAAAGTAAATTTGGTAAAGCATATCAAATTTGCATATCGGGGAACGATGTTGGTATTTTTAAATCTGAAATTGGTTTTGGTTTAAAGAAAAAGGCTGATAAACTTGATAAGTTGTGCAATAAAAAACGTAACACAAATACGGACATAATACCATATCAGAACGAATTAGTTAAATCTGTGCTTAATGAATTGAATTTGCATTGGAGCGTTTCAAGGGAGTTCAATCATATTATAAGCGGAGAATGTGATTTAACATATTCTAAATTAGATAGGTTAATTGCTCTATTGAACGAAAAGGGAGTTGCAAATAACACCTTAAACGAGTTGTATGCAACTCATTATTTTTATAGTCCTGTTGTTAATATTAAACATACTGTTTCAGATACATATGATTTTCATTTACCTCAAACACATTCATTTGTGAGTAATGGAATTATAAGTCATAACACATTCGATGAGGTACTTGCTATGGTCGTAGTAGCAATGCTGTTCCCGAATATTGAATTGGCTCTTTCTGCACAGACTAAAGAAAATGCGGCAGATTTATTGAAATCAAAGTGGAATGAAATTGTAAAATTATATCCACTTTTAAAGGACGAAATAAGAGAAGCTAGGTTTTCAAAGGGAAATGCTTATATCGAGTTCAAAAATGATGCAACCATAGATGCTATTGCAAATGCTCAAAGCACAAAGGGTCAAAGACGTAGAAGGTTAAAACTAGAGGAATCTGCATTGCTGAATAATGTCCTGTTTCAAGATGCCCTTGAGCCTGTAGTTGAAGTTCCAAGACTTACGGTTGGTAGGCTTGCGATAGTAGACCCAATGGAACTTAATCAGCAAATTCATTTTTTTACAACGGCAGGATTTAGGGGTTCAGACGAATATCAGCGTAGTATTTCAATGTTAGATGACATGGAAAATCTAAAGGGTAAAATAGTTTTGGGAAGTAACTGGCAACTTCCGTGTTGGTATGGTAGGGGAAGTAATAAAAGTAAAATACTTTCAAAGAAGAAAAATTCTTCTGTTGTAGCCTTTGCTCAGAACTATGAACAAGAATGGGTCGGCTGTGCTGACGGTGCGTTGGTTAATATTAATAAACTAATGAATTGCCGTACTCTAACGGAAGCGGTTTTACAAAATTCAGATCCAGAACAAGAATATTATATGGGAGTTGACGTAGCAAGAAGCCAAAAAACTTCTAATAACCAATCTTCTATTGCTGTAGTGCGTGTAATTAGAAGTAAGGATAAAGGGAGAATTATTTACATTGATGTGGTGAATATTATTAATATTCCTAATGTACTTAATTTTAATGCCCAAGCTGCTATTATTAAAAAAGTTCAAAAACTTTATATGGCTAAAGTAGTTGTGTTAGATGCTAATGGACTTGGTGTTGGATTGGCTGATGAACTTTTAAAAGACACGATTGACAATTCTACAGGTAAGGACTTGGGCTGTTGGGACACTATTAATGACGATAATGTTCCAGAAGTTCCTAACTCGCCACAAATACTTTATAATATGAAAGCTCAGACTTGGCAAAATGAAATTGTAAGCACTTTTATAGATATGGTGGATAGTGGCAAACTTAGATTGCTGGAAAAAAGACAAGATAATGATTTTACCGATAATGAATGGGATAGTTTTGACGAGAAAGTTAGACCTTTTATTGAGACAGATGCTTTTATTGAAGAAGCTGCGAATTTAAAGATGAAACATCTTAATAATGGTAATATTACTATTGAGCAAGTTGTAAAAAAAGTAAATAAGGATAGAGTTTCGGCATTGATTTATGTGTTGTGGTATGTTAATAAATATGCCCAAGACATAAATAACGATGAATACGATTATTGCTGTTTGTTCAACTAATGTAAATACAAATGAAAGTGAGGTGAAGCTATGCCTGAGAATATTGCAGAGAATACTGAGAATGTTATTGAAAACAATCAAGATAAAACAGAAAGTGTTTCAGAAACTAACTCCATGTTAAATACACAAGAGCGTTCCTATGAGTCAAATGCTTTTTATGAAATGACATCTTTTTGGGAAGATTGTATTGAAGATTTGCCTATCAATATTGAGGATATTAAGAAATTTGCTCATAATCCGCAAATACATATAAAAAATATTCGCAAAATTTGTCGGTGGGCGTACTATGAAAATGGCTCTGTTATGACTTCTATCAACTATCTTAAAACCATGTTCACTTTAGATAAGGTGGTTTATTCAAAGTCAAAAACTAAACGCAAGAAGAAATTTGAAAACGCAAGACAGCTAATGCAACAAACTCTTGATACAATAAGATATAAGGAAGTCATTCGAGATAATTTGTTTAACGATATGATTGAGGGAATGGACTTCAAATACTTTGAGATTACAAAGTCCGTATTCGCTGATAAGTATCTTGATGATATTGATACTTTAAACATTGTAGAGATTAATGAATTGGGGATTAAATGTGCCATTATTAATCTGCCTGTTGACTATTGTCGTATAGTTGGCAGAAAGAATGGTTCACCTATTGTTGCTTTTGATTTAAGATACTTTGACGATATGGCAGAAGACGACAAAAGAAGAAAACTACAGGCTTTCCCAAGAGAAATTCGAGAAGCGTATAGTAAATATTCAACTCACAATAATATTAAGCCATGGAAAGTTTTAAATAATGATAATACAATGGTGACAAAAATTAACTGTAAGGCTATTAATCCTTATGGTGTTCCACTAATGATTTGTGCGTTGGACGATGTATTGTACGCAGATTATTTCACTTCTACAAAGCGAAATATATTAGATCAGTTGAACAATCAAATTATTTATCAAACATTTCCTGAAGCAAAAGACGGACGTTGTACTTTGACGGAAAGTCAGCAGAAAAACCAACATAAGGTAGTTAAAGAAGCTATTGCTACAAGACAAAATAAATATGGCAAGTCATTTTTCTCGCTTGCCGCAGGTACAAAATTAAATGACATAAAAGTTGATACTTCTATTTTTGACGAAAAGAACGAAAATGCCAATAAATCAAAAGTGCCTGCCGATTTGGGTATTGCCAGTAGTGTCCTTGACGGTAATAGTACAGGAAACTATGCTGTTGCAACACTTAATTTGGAGTTGGTTGCAGGAAACGTATATGATTGGATAAATATGTTTGTTATGGAATTAAATAAATGTATTAACGCCAATATCATTAAGGATAAAAAACTTTATATGGAGTGTGCTATTTTACCTGTTACTTTTGTAAATAGAGATAAACAGGTTAAATATATGACCGATCTTTATGCTAGAGGTAAGGGGTCTTTAACAGCTTGGATTGCAAGCACTGGTTGGGATAGCGATGTATACTTGTCGCTTATGGATTATGAACTTGATAATGATTGGGAAAATAAATATCCAACGCATAAGACGAGTTATACCATGAGTAGTAAAGATAACGACCCAAGTAATGCAGACCACTCAAATGGTGGTAGAAGTAAGATAGCTGAAAAGACAAACGAAAATAGCATAATGAGCGAAAATCTAAATGGAAACGCTCAACCAAAACCTTCAACAACAAAGTAAAACCTAAGTTGCGTTTAGTGACTAGGTTTATTTTATGTCAGAAAAGAGGTGAAAGTTAGTGTTTCATTGTGAAATAAGCGAAGCAAAGAGGTCGGACGGTCGCAGACGTGTAAAGTTGGTACTGCACGAAATTCATCAAGACCGTAATCACTATAACAAAAATGGTATTAGTTACAATGAGCAATATGTTAGAGATAACGCAGATAGTATTATTGGTATGCCTATTTGTGCAACATTTTTGGATAGTGAAAAAGATATTCCATACGACCATGGAATGACAGGTCAAGATGGCAATATGCCATTATTTGAAAATTCTGTTCAAGTAGGTTCTGCTGATGGTTGGTCTATTGAAGATATTCAGATTGATGGTGAGAAACATAAAGTTCTTATTGCCGAGGGTTATATTAATCAGCAACGTTATCCACATTTTGTTGAATGGCTTGAAAACAAAATTAATGATGGTGATACAATATATGGTTCTGTTGAATTTGTTGGTAAAGGCAAAAATAAAATAGTGTATGACGGAGAGCCTGTCGAAAAAGGTAGAGTACCAAAAGTTTATGACTATAGTGGATATTGCATTTTAACTGTCGAGCCTAGTGACGATAGTGCAATACTGATAGAACTAAATCAAAAGATAAAGGAGGACGAGAAAGTGGACGAAAAGACACTTAATCAGATTATTTCTGCTGTTGAGAATAAGATTACTGAACTCAATACTAAAAATGCAGATTACGAGACTAAGATTGCTGAAATGAATGAGATTATTTCTACAAAAGATGCAGAGATAGCAACTCTTACAGGTGAAAAGACAACAGCCGAAACAAATGCTTGTCAGAAAGACGAGAAGATTAATGAACTTAACGGACTCGTTGAAACAATGAAAGCAGAATTGAATGAACTTAAAAAGTCGGCAAAGATTGCAGAACTTAATTCAGCTCTTGGAGATTTTTCAGACGATGAAAAGAACATGGCAAAGGATAAGCTTGACAAGTTTAATGCAGATCCTATGGGTTGTGGTATCGAGGTAAACGATATTGTTACAGAAATCAACGCTTGTATCGGTGCTGAGACAAAGAAGAAGGAAAAGGCAATGGCTGTTGAGATTAATTCTCAGAACAATTTTGCCGCTGACATATTTGGTTGCGTAGATACCGACAACGATGACGATAAGAATGATAAACTCGATATTGATAATCTGTTTGTATAAAAAAATACGATTGGAGGAATTTTAAATGATTAAATTTGCAAATATTGGTGATTTCAAGGTAGCACAGAATTTTGGCTATCTCAAGACATCTGTTGTTCTTGAGAACGGCATGGCTGTTACATATGACCTTAAAACAAAGGCTGTTGCTCTGCCAACCGCAACAACTGCAAAGCAGGCTGGTCTTGCGGTTGTAATGAACAGAATTGATAAGCCTGAGACACTTACACCAAATGATTATAGAATTGAGGTTGGTGAGTTTCCACGCATTTTTACTCTTGCTTCTCTTGCAGGACATCTTTTTGATATGGACGATGCAGTTGTAACAACAACTTATAATACACTCGCAGTAGGTGACAAGCTTGTAGTTGGTACTGATGGCAAGTGGGCTAAGAGTGCTGATGTTTCTGGTTATGCAGAGTATCTTGAAATTGTGGAAAAGACAAGTTTTGGCGGTAACGGACTTAAAGTCGTTGTACACGCTTAATTAACGAATGTAAAATAAAGGACGGTGTTTTAATAATGATTAATACTTCTTTTGAACTTAATAATCTGAATAAGTCTGAGGTTGCTGTCAAGAACGCAAAGGCTTTCAACGAAGTAGTTGAGATTTGTTCTGCTCTTTTTGCAGGCAAAGATACATCAAAGTACGGTCAGAAGGTAGACGCAGTACGTTCAAGAATTTCAAAGCTTGGTGAACAGGCACTTGCAGGCGATAGCAGAGCAGTTGCAGAGATTAATACTATTGTAAAGTATATTATACAGCCAAGGCTTCTCGAGGCAACAAAGGTATTTAATTTCCTTGGTAACTATCGTGAGATTGGCTATGATGAGCAGCCAAGAGTTAAGACTTATTCTTATGAGGGTCTTGATGCCAGACTTCAGGCTTCTGGTTCTGATGTCGGTTTTGCAGGTAGAAAGTGGGTAGAGTACCCAATCGTAACTCAGACAATTTCTTCTGGTATGGCTATTGATTATCGTGAGCTTGCTTCTGGTAATTTTGCTGGTACTGTAGCAGAGGAAATGGCACAGGTACAGACCGACATGAACAACAAGGGTGTTGCTTATGTATTTGATGTTATCAAGTCTGCACTGAAGAATAACACTGAATATGTAAAGTTCTATGGCGAGTATGACTCTGCTCCAACTCAGACACAGGTTGATGGTATGGTAAACAAGGTTAGAAAGCTTGGCAAGGTTGGTATTGCAGGCGACTTCTCACTTATTTCTGGTATCTGTGATTGGAACGGTTATAAGACAGTTGGTGCTACACCAATTCCATTCTTCAATGCTACACAGGTAGATGAGATTGCGAGAACAGGTCTTAATGGTTTCTATAAGGGTTCAGCTCTTATTGAACTTGAGAACCCATATAACTTCACAAAGCCACTTGCTGACAAGTCAGGTTTTGACACATACTACAATCCAAATGATCTGTGGTTTATTGCACAGGGAACAAATTCTCCAGTAAATATCTTTAGACGTGGTGGTATTACAACCATGACAGGCAATGATGTTGAGACAGGTACAGTAAAGACACGTTTCGATATGGAGCTTGGTGCTGACGTTGTAAAGGGTAGAGAATTTGAAATTGGTCTGCTTACAAAGCAGGGTTAATTACATAATAATTATTGATGTGGCGAGGGTGTAAACTCTTGCCACATTATTATTATATTTGAAAGGAAGATTAAAAATTTGGCAAATGTAAGAAAAAATACAACTACTGCCACAATTAATAACGATATTACAGAAGTAAAATCCAAAAAGGAAATTCAGCTTACCGATAGAGTGTTTCTTGAAAATACTCGTAATTGGGAATTGGGTTTTAGGGCTGTGGAAACACAAAGAGATATTACTATTCCACCAAATGCAAAGAAATTTGCACAGCTTAATGTTGGAGAGGTTATGGCTCAAATACAGGAAGGTAATGGAATGTTCTGTGGTACTGACGGCTTTGGCAATAACGCTTATCTGAAAATTCTTGACGAGGATATAAGAAGATACGTTTTTTCGCTTGACGAGAGTGATAATAATGATCCCGTTATTCTTGATATTAACAGCGTAAAGGCACTTCTTGGCATTAGCAATAAGGCTGATTTTATGGCTGAACTCTCAAGACTTGTAGTTACTGAAGGTGATAAGAAAATGATTATTCCACTTGCCAAAGAAGTTGGAATTGATAACGTGGCAGTTTATAAGCGTAACGAAATAGAAAATATTTCAGGCTATAAGTTTTAAGAAAGGGTGTGGTTAAAATGGCTACTACCTATGAAGATGTGGTCGCTGTTTTTGAGTCCACATTTCTTGAAAGGGTTGCGTTAAGTGACGACCTTGTTTTCCAGTGGTTTAAAATGGCTTGTGGTGAGTTTTCAACTCAAATTAGTCAACTTTACTTCAATAATGAGAAAAGAATATTTACTGATATTGACGGAAATGATATTGTTTTAAATCAGATAGTTATTAATATATTGGGCTATACAATAAAGAGATTTTATTGTGAAAGACAATATAGCAAAATTGTCAAACGCAGCAACATAGTTTCTAAGGATTTATCAATAAACAACTCAGAGGGTGACAAAAGACAAGCTAAAGTTGAGATTGATTGGGTGAACTTTAAAATAGTTGACCTTTATGAGCAACTTAAAGATACTGCGTATAATTGAGGTGGTTGAATGAGTAAAGAATGGTACTTAATCCAGCAACCGTATTATACGGAAGGTTCTGAAAAACTAGATTTGTTGTTTGATAGTAAAATGTCATTTAATGACGTTTTAGAGAATAGCGTTATTGAAGATGATATTATTCTGTGCAGTGGAGTGTTTAACGGTGAGAATTTTGAAAATGAATTTGCTACAAAGGGTATAATCCAAAATGAAATACCTGACACGCCAACACAAGCTTGGCAAAGACAGGTTTTAACCTATATTAGTACGATATCGGACTATAAGTACATTAAATATGACAATAAGATTTGGCTAATATTGACCGAGCCTACAAATAACAAACTGTACGAAAAATCTATTTTGTATTTGTGTAATTACGTTATAAAATGGCAAGACGAAAACGGTATAGTTCATTATAAGCCGTGTAATATTCAAAATGCTTCACAGTACAACTCAGGCACAAATGAGACAAAAGTAATTACCATTGGCTACGATCAGTTGATGATGTACATTTCGCTTGACGAGGAAACGAAATATTTTCCTCATGATAAGCGTTTTTTCATTGATTATAATGACAAAGAGCCTACACCTTATAGAATTACTAGACCTGATACTGTCAGCTTTTCTTTTGGAAATGGCAGATGTATGCACATTATCTTGTCAGAGAGTCAATACAATCCGCAGACAGATAGAATTGACCTTATGCTATGTGATTACTTTAAGCCCAATAATGCAACTAAACCTGTTGAAATAACTTACAGTGGTAATGCAGAAATTCGTTGTGGTGGCACAGTAAAAACATTTACTGCAAAAACAGATAAGAGTGTCATTTGGTCTTTGAAATTACTTGATAAACAACAAGATTTCGTTACCATGATAGTAAATGAAAATAAGGTAAAGATAAAGTGTTTAAACAATAGTGTTTTAATTGGTAGCTCTTTTAAATTGGTTTGTGCAGTTGATGATGTTTTGTCTGAATTGTTAATTAATATAGTGGGAGGTGTGTAAAATGCCAATAAATTCTGTTATATCGGAATGGAAAAATAAAGCTATTTCTATGATATTGTCACAAGATAATATATTAGATTTATTTGAAAAGGGCGAGGAAGAATTAGAAAATATTGTGTATTCTAATATATACCCTTTTTTATACATACCTTACACTCAAACTGATGTAGAACTGTACCTTAACATTGAAGTTTCAGTTCCGAAAGTAATATGGGGGGCATTTAAGGGTTATCCTCAAATGATAATCCAAATAATTTGTCACCAAGATAAAATGAGACTTAACAAAGCTGGCATTTCCAAAACTAGAATGGATTATGTGTCTGAATTATTAGGTCAGTTATTTAACAACTCAGATGGTTGGAGTGGCAATAGAATACAACTTATTTCGGACGTACCAGATAATTTGTCACCTATTTATAAAAGGCGTACCTTAATATTTCAAGGTGAAGAACTTACGATAAATCCATGTGAGGGTAATTAGTTATGGACGAGCTTTCGATTTATCGTAATAAAAAAGAAACATTTATGTTAGGCAAGTTTGAAATTCACAACCCAACTTTGGACGAGATTTCAGACGAGTCAAAACTAGGTGAAAAACAGTTTTGGGTCATTGTGTCTGACATAATTTCAACTCCATATGATAGAAGGCTATATCTTTGGAGCAAGGGTATTGATTTTAACTCAGTAGATAGTTTTGACTTGTTTTGTGATGTTGTCGAAAATCATTTGCTAACTGATGTTTCATTTATAATCCGTAATATTGATTTTGGTAAGATGAAACGCTATATTGACACGAATAGCGGTGATATTATTTTATTTGATGTTTATAACAATATTCAAATAGGTAAAGCAGATTATGAACTGCTTACTGAATATTTCAGAAAAATGCTTAATATCGCTGATAACAATATTAAAGACGGAAATGAACATACCCGAAAATGGAGATTACAATATGAATTAGACAAGCTTGAAAGACAATTGGCTAGGGGTGAGTATCAAGAAAAAGAATTTCGTTCTATTTTGTTGCCATATATTTCAACATTAACAAATATTGAAGGGTTTAAATACAACTGGGACACGGTTTGGTCGTTACCTATTAATGTTTTTTATGATTGTCTTTTAAGAAATCAAATCATAAATCAAGCACAGAAGCTTACCACAGGTTTGTATAGCGGTACTATTTATTATAAGGACATTAAGAATAAAGAAGAATTAAATTGTTTCCGTACATGGTAACGGAAACAATAGAAAATAAAGGAGGAAATAATATGTTTAATCCAGACAAATTGCTTTTTAAACAAGCTATTTCAGGTCAGATGTTTTCGCCTACTGACGGAGTGCTGTTTTGGACTCTTGAAGATTTGAAAGACGTAAACATTCAGACCAATGCTACTTCACAGGATAAGACAGATGCAACAGGTGCTGTAATTGCAAAATACTATGACGCTGACACAGCTCAGATTACAGGTAATACATCATTTCTTACGCTGTCACTTCTTGCTGCTCAGTGGGGTACAGAAAAGAATGTCGCAAGTTCTACTAACAAAATTCTTATTCCGAAAAGAGAAAAGATTAAGCTTGGTAGTGATGTGACTAAGATTACTCTTAGTAAAGTTCCTGTAGGTGGAATATCATTTATCTATTTACTGAATGAGAAAAAGGAACAGGTCGCTTCTTATAAGTACGCAGCGGTAAATTCAGAAAAGGAATTTTCACTTGATGCGGCTAAGAAAGAAATTACACTTCCGACAGATACTGCTATCAAGGAAGGAATGACTATTCAGGTATATTATACATATGAGTCTGAAAATGCAGTTGACATTACAAAGAGTACGAATGATATGCCAAAATCAGGTGAATTTTGGCTTGAATCAATCTTTACAGATATTTGTGATAAAAATATTGAATATCATGGTTGGGTTGTCATGGCATCTGCACAGCTTTCTCCTGAGACTCAGATACCGCTTGACAAGACGGGCGACTTCCCATTTACTATTGACTCTTTGAAGGACTATTGTAGTGACGAGGGTCAGCTTCTGAGATTTGTTATTCCAGAGGATTAATATGGAAAACAATCATGAGTGTGTTATTTGCGGTAATGGATATTATGCGTGTAATAAATGTGATAAAATAAATAGTTGGAGGAGATATGTGGACACACCATCTTGTTATCAATTATATTTAATCATAGAAGAATATATGCACGAAGTCATTTCCAAGGTTGAAGCAAGAAAACTTCTTGCCAATATTGGTATTACTTCCGAAACATTAAAAAAGAAAGATTATAAAGAGTCGGTCTATAATGTTTTGGCTGATATTACAAACCTTAAAAATAGTACAATAAAAAAAAACTAAATAAAATAGAAAGGGCGGTTATTATGATAAGTATTGACCGCCCTTATTTTTTTATAAAGAGGTAAAAATGACAGATAGAAGTAAGTTTAATGTAGATAAAGACAAATCAAAACGTAGTTATAATGGTATTATTTTCGACTCAGTGTTAGAAATGAAATATTATCGTGATGTACTTTGTCCCTTAGTGGAAAGCGGTGAAGTGATTTCGTATGAGTTACAGAAACCATATGAACTGCAACCGAAGTTTGTTCACGATGGCAAAACTGTGTTGCCAATTAAATATGTCGCTGATTTCGTGGTTACTTATAAAAATGGTGTCACTGAAGTTATAGATACAAAAGGTATGCCAGACTCAGTGGCAATACTTAAACGTAAATTGTTTTGGTATTGCTATCCAAACATTACATATAAGTGGATTACTTATGTTAAAAAATTTGGTGGGTGGATTGACTACGATGAGTGTAAAAGACTTAGAAACGCAGAAAAGAAACGTAAGAAATCAGAGGAGGACTAAATGAAAAATAAGCTTAGTTTTGCGGAAATGCAGGCATTTATAAATAATGTAATAAAGGGTACAGTTGAGTACGGTGCAGGATATAAAGATGTTTTGCGTAAATATTATACGCTTACTCTTTACGGAGAATATAAATTCTCATCGGACGATATTGCGGAGATTTATGATAGTGGGGAGTTGGACAGAGAATATCATAACATTGATTGGGAATTGATTGATGACGATCAGTATTACCTAATTACTAAAGCTATTGACAACGGTATTGATATGAGCGTTAGATATAAGGCGGCTGAAAAGGTTATGAGTATGGCAAACATAGCTATAACAGAACTTGCAAATAAGGCGAAAGAAATGATAGAACAGATTAGTGTTACTACGAAAGATATTGATACTGAAAGCTTAAATGAAGTGTTAAAAACACTTAAAGATAGTAATGACATGGCAAATAAAATTGTAATTTCAAACAACAAGGACGGTGACTAATATGTTCTTTGCAGAACAGGAAATAACACTTGGGGTAATTCCTAATGCTAGGAATATTCATAGGTTTGTGTATTTTACACAGGTACGCCCCTCTGTGATTAATCTGACAACAGATAGAACGGTCAATGGTAAATCAATTATAGGTCTTTGTAGCCTTGGTTTGAAAAACGGTGATAAAGTTACGATAGAAACACATAGTAAAGTTTCTCAGGAGCAAGCTGACGAGGATTTAAAGCTTGTTGTAAAGTGGTTGCGTGGTGAGGAATAAATGGTTGTAAAAAACCTTAAAGAACTAGAGCGAGAACTAAGAGCAAGAATTGATTACGCTCTGCTTAAGGATGTTGCCGAGGTTGTCACCACTGTTATGTTAGATCATATTGAAAGAGATGTTTACGATAGTTATGTGCCACATGAATATGTAAGACGATATGATAATGGTGGTTTAATGGATATTAGCAATATTAATTCTTCTATCGAAGGTGACACTTTAGTTGTTGAAAACAATACAATGACTAACCCTTATATTTTTGTACAGGGGAAAATGATTAAGTCAGATAATGCAGGTCAAGAATTAGCACCTATCATTGAAACTGGTTGGGGGTACGATTTTGGAAATTGGACGTATCATGGTGTTGCTAGACCATTTGTATATAACACAAAAGAGGATTTAAGTGATAACAAATATCACGTTGTAGCTTTAAGACAAGGATTAAAAAGACAAGGAATAGAGGTGAAGTGAAATGGCAGATGATTTAAAAATACGAGTTCCCGTGGAACTTGACACAACTAAGGTTAAGGACGATATACCTAAATTAAATAATGTACTTGCAAACGACAATAAGACTCATGCTAAAATCATTGGTGAGTTGGACTTGAGTAAAACACAAAAGAAGATTCAATCTCAACTTGCTACAATCAGCAAAAATCTAAAAATAGATATTGGTGGTTTAAATGTGACCTCTATTCAGAATAGTATAAAGGTTGCTGAAAAACAGGTAACTAGCTCTGTCAAAAATATAAAGCATGAGATACAGAATATTGACACAACTCTTGCAGAAACTTTCAAGGCAGGTTTTAATAAAGACGGACAGATAGATATTGTTAAAACTATTGAAAATGCAAGAAAAGTTTTGAGTCAGTTTGGCAATCCGACATTTTCATGGACTAAAGATAGTTCGGGTGAAGTCACTCAAATTGCGGCAGAAGTTACAAGCTTAACAGGTCAAGTTGAAAAATTGAAATATGCTCTGAACGAAACAAATGGGTCATTTGACTATCTATCGGGTAGCAGTTCTGAAAAGGGTATATTAAAGCTGATTGCGGATATTGATAAGGCTAAGTCGGATTATACCGCTAAACTTTCGGCATTTAAGTCAGCGAATAAAGGTATTGAATCGGGTATAGGAAATGAAATTAATGCCGTTAATGCTGCTATTGACAATCTTGGCAATGGTGGTTCTATTGCAGAGGTTGATAAACTATTTAATTCATTAAAAACTACTGCAAGCAATATCAGGCAAAATTTAAAATCTCTTACAAGTTCTTTTAACGAAACTACAAATGCCGAAAACACTTTGGCTAAAATGCCTGCAACAATACAGGAAATATCCAATAGTTTTTCAAAACTTAAACAACAACCGTCAGAGGTTTCCGAATTAATTGGTAACTTAAATTCCCAATTAAACAAGGTCAATGAAACCGAAAGTCAATTTGGGCGAAATGAAAAATGGTCTGAGGAATATCGTGAGTTAGTTGTTTCGGTTAAAAAAGCAGAAACAGAAATAAAGAGTTTACAGTTACTTGAAAAATCTGATAATTCTGAGGCACAACAGCAAGCTCATTATTACAATAAGATGTTTGGTGAGATCAAACAGATTAATAAACTTAAAAAGCAACAGGTCAATGCTGGCGAGCAAGAAAATGTTGAGCTAAAAAGACAGATTAAAAATCTTGAGAGCAGAGTTTCTTATGATGAGAAGCAGCTTAAAAAGAAGAAACTGATTACAGAAGAACTTGAAAGACAAAAAAACGAATTAATAAACATTGGTAGGGAAGAACTTAGATTAGCCAATTCTCGTTCTGCTGATAAATCGTCAGCTACATCTACTAAAACAGAAAATAATGTAGCTAGACTTACACAAAATCTCACCACTTTAGAAGCAAAGTGGAAAGAGTCGCCTATTTTTAATGGAGAGTTTCAAGAAAAGTTTAATGAGTTAAAAGCAAGTTTATCTAATGTGGGTGGTAATCCTAAAGCATTAGACGAATATCGTATTAAACTCAATGAATTAACAAATGAGTTAAAGAGGGCAGATGTAGCCTATAAGGCTAGTTTTTCTAGCAACAAATCACAACAGAGTATAGAAGCTACAAAGCAGAACATTAAAAAGTTGATATACACAATTCAGACATGGCAACAGGCTAATACTAAAGCCATGGGCAAGAATACTTTCAATGGTGGTACATATCAGGTTGAAACTGATAATATGATAGCTTCACTCAAAAAGTTGCTTAATGCCAGTGATTTAACTGCGAGCGATTTGAAAGCCAATGTTGATAAAATCAATCGTAGTTTTAGGACAATGAGTTCTGAGGCACAGGCGGCAGGTGTGAATGGTTTAAGCTTTTTCGACAAGATTAAAGAGGATGCTTTAAAATTCACAAGCTGGATGAGTTTAACTACTGTGATTTCAGGTGTGTCAAGAGAAGCTGTTAAGTTCTATAATAATGTTGTAAACATTGATACAGCTATGACAGAATTGCGTAAGGTTACTGATAACACAAATCAGCAATATGCCGAGTTCTTTGATAATATAGGTCAAAAGGCTAAAGATTTAAAGATTGATTTATCTGATCTTATTTCTCAAACGGCAGAATGGGGCAAACGTGGCTATAGCTTAGATGAAGCTGAAACACTTGCCACAAACTCAGGTATTTATTCAGTTGTTGGTGAAGTAGATAATGCAACAGCAGTACAAGACCTAACAACAGTTATGAAAAGCTATAACATGACAGTTGATGAGTCTATTAATATTGTCGATAAGTTTAACGCAATATCAAACAAATATGCTGTTTCAGCGAGTGACATTGGTGATATGTTGTCAAGGTCAGTATCTTCACTGAGCGTAGCAGGAAATACACTAGACCAAGCAATAGCAATGGGTACAGCCATTACAGAAATAACTGGAGACGCAGCCGAAGCGGGTAAACGCAAATTGCCCGACTATATAATAATATATAGTATGCAGATAACTATATCGGTCAAAGGCTAAAGGATAGTTAAGACCGAGGTAAGACTCAATTTTTTTGAGTAACCGTAGAGACTACAGGATATATATGGCAACATATGTATTGAAGTTATCCGTCCTTATTATAGGGCGTAATATATAGTCCGAGCATCGTATTATAATCCTGTAAAAAGAAATACGAGAGTTAGCCAGAAATGACTAACCGCTACATATTTAATGTAGTCAGTACCAATATAATTGGGAAAGTAACAGATTGAACAGTTTGAAAGTCCTGTCAATGCGACTTCGTGGAGCAAAAACAGAACTTGAAGATGCAGGCGAGTCAACAGAGGGCATGGCGGTATCGACCTCAAAACTGAGGGAAGATATTAAAGCTCTTACTAACGTAAATGGCACAGGTGGCTTTGATATAATGAAGGACTCTCAGAACTTTAAGAGTACCTATGAAATTATGAAAGGTATCGCCAATGTTTGGAACGACCTTACTGATACATCAAAAGCCGCTGTCATAGAGAAAATCGCAGGCAAGCAAAGAGGCAATACAATTACTGCATTGCTTACGAACATGAGTCAAGCGGATAAAATTGTTAATGACTCAATAGGCTCTGCTGGGTCTGCTATGTCAGAGTATGAAAAATACCTTGACTCTATTCAAGGAAGAATACAAGGTTTTCAAACAAGTATTGAAAATTTGTCAGCTACTCTGATTAATGGTGATTTGGTTAAATTCGGTATCACCAGTGGAACACAAATTATTGATGTTCTTGATAATCTAATTAGTAAATTCGGTGTTTTAGAAACACTTATTCCTACCGTTATGGCAGGATTATCATTCAAAAACGTAGGTAAACAATTATTAAAGATGCCAACTTATGCACAGCCACAAACTATATGTGCATAGGTCACACACGTTTTAAAATAAGGTTGCCAAATTGCTGGGCAGACAAACTGTTTGTATAAATTTATAAATATTTAGACAAATTTATATAAATAGTACGAATACCCTTTGTATCAAGTAATTGGTGCAAACTCCACGTTAAATGCTTTTAACTCCTAAAGTCTTACAACCCAAACAGTAATTTGAAAAGATAAGCTGAGAGGTACGAAAGTAGAAAAAATAGTAAGAATAGTCTATGCTGAAATAAAAGCTAATCAGTGCTAATGAGAGGATAAACGTGACACATTAGAAACGTTAGTGCTAAGGACTAATACAATGGACGTTTAGCAGGGAAATTCCTAAGTTATATATAATAATATGGAAAACCCCCAACGACTATCTCCTAGAGGGAGAGTAAAACCACAAGCTTATGGTGGAAGAAAAATGTGGCTCTATAATGCAATATTATAGATGAAGATATAGTCTACGCTCATGTGAAAGCATGAGAGGTCTGTCGGTAACGACAAGACTGTATTGGAAGTTGCGTTCCAATATGAATAAGATAAATATGTACAAATCAAATAAATTTATAAAAATCTATTGACATTTATATCATTTAGTGTTATAATCATTATAGAGGTGATATAAATGGAATTATTAAGCATAGGTAAATTTGCTAAATTAGTGGGAATAACACCCGCAACATTAAGACGTATGCAAGAAACAGGGGAATTAATACCAGAACATATATCAAAAGGTGGAACAAGATATTATTCTACCGAGCAATTAAAAATGTTTAAGAATGATACCGTCAAACAAGTTGTGATAGGATATTGTCGAGTGTCTACATTTTCTCAAAAAGATGATTTAAACACACAAATTAATAATGTTAAATCATATATGATTGCTAAAGGTTATCAGTTTGAGATAATAACAGATATAGGTTCAGGAATTAATTACAAGAAAAAAGGTTTACAAACATTATTAAAAAGAATTAATAACCGTGATGTATCAAAAATAGTAATCTTATATAAAGACAGATTAGTGGGGTTTGGCTATGAGATGATCGAATATATATGCCAACTGAATAATGTTGAAATAGAGATTATTGATAATACAGAATATACCAAAGAGCAAGAACTCACAGATGATTTAATACAAATAATTACAGCATTTGCTAATCGTTTGTACGGTCAAGGTTCAAAAAAGACAAAACGGTTAATTGAAGAGGTAAAAAATAATGTTGACAACAAAGAAGGTACGTCTTAAACTAACTCCAGAACAAGAGATACAATTTAGAAAAAGTTGTGGAGTCGCAAGATGGGCTTATAACTATCTTTTATCTGAAAAACAACGAGTGTATGATGAATATATTTCTAATGGTAAAACTGGTAAAAAGACAATTAGCGAAGGAGAAGTGCGTAAATATATAAATAATGTTTTAAAACCTACTACACATCAATGGTTGAAAGAAGTTGGTAGTAATGTTATGAAACAAGCAGTTAAAGATGCTGATAATGCATATAAAAACTTCTTTAATGGATTGTCTAAAAGACCTAAATTTAAGTCAAAGAAAAGTAGTAAGCAATCTTTTTATGTAAATTATGAAAGTCTTACAAGAATAAATGGTGGTTTTAAAGGTGAGAAGTTAGGTTTTGTTAAAACTTCTGAACCATTGCCAAAACTTGCTGACGGAGAAAAATATGCCAATCCTCGAATTACATTTGACGGAAAATATTGGTATCTATCAGTGGTATATAATATTGAGCCAAAATCAGTTCAATTAACTAATGAAAGTTTAGGTATTGATTTAGGTGTAAAAAACTTGGCAATATGTTCAAATGGTGTAACTTATAAAAACATTAATAAATCGAAACGAGTAAAAGCATTAAAACGCACACTTAAAAGAGAACAGCGAAAACTTTCAAGAAAGATTGAATGTAATATTATAGGTTACGCAAATAACAGAAAACCTATATTTAGAACACCCTTACAAGGCTGTAAAAATATTCAGAAACAAATTCATTATATCAAACTCATAAACAGAAAGATAAACAGTATAAGAAATAATCATCTTCATCAAGCAACTGCTGAAATAGTGAAAACCAAGCCATTTCAGATAGTTATGGAAACATTAAATATTACAGGAATGATGAAGAATAAACATCTTGCAAAAGCAATAGCAGAAGAAAAGCTTTTTGAGTTTAAACGACAGATAAAATACAAGGCTGAAATGTATGGAATAAAAGTTGTAGAAGTTCCAACATTCTATCCAAGTTCAAAAACTTGTTCTGTATGTGGCTGTATAAATACAAATCTTAAATTATCTGATAGAGTGTATCATTGTGATAGCTGTGGTATTACTCTTGATAGAGATTTAAACGCAGCAATTAATTTAGCAAATTATAAAGTTATATAATTCACTATAAAGAATTTTATAACTATGTACCTATCGTTACTGGGGAATTTAAGTCTACAGAGTGTTATAACAAATGAGAGTAGCTTAGGCAAAATCAGACACGATGAAGTAGAAAGTCTAATTCGTGAGAATAGACATGGTGTAGATATTTATAAATTATAATAGATTTGTACATATTTATCGTAACGGAACGGCTAAAGCTTTGCGACTACTTATAGCAATGGTACTATAAGAGTGAGGAAACTCGGAAACAATAGCAAAGATGACATAAGCTGAGATAAAAGCCTATTATACTATTATAATAGGTGCTAAGTGTTATTAACAATGTCAGGTCAGCAGCCAACCCCTATCGAGAGATACGGACTAGGTTCAGAGAGTAGACGGTAACTATCTTGTGGCAAGATAAAGGTGTACTCCAACTATAGGTAACACCTATAGCGTTCCAAAAATGAATTATCCCTCATTTATTTAGTTTTGCCCTTTAACAGTAAGGGTGGGATAAAACTGTTATTAATCATTTTGCATAGTGTTTTATTTTACACTATTCATTTGTGTATGTCAACACTAAATTTGTTCGTTAATAAAAATTTTACATTTATATTTACATAATGTTTGTTAATGCAACCATTATATGGCTTGACATTAGTTCCCAATATGGGTATACTGATAATAGGAATATGCGTTAAACGCATAATTTATTATTTACACGCATAATTTATTAGTTATACGCATATTTTAGGTGCTTGCCCCTATAATATAATAGAGGTGATACCGCATGGGAGAAACTAACAACAAAAAGAATGTACGTAAAAAGTAGCAGGAGTTGATAGATATGGCAGTTATGAGTAAACCTGTAAATCTTGCCTTCGTTGTTAGAGAAGATAAAGCGGACGAATTTATTAATTCCAAGTCCTCCGCAGCAGTTATTTCAAAAATAAAAAAACAGGCAAGAGAGATGATGAAACATTCGACTTTTAACGGACAGCCATGGGGAGAAGATATTAGGAAATCACTTGAAGGCTAAACTATAAAAGTTTCATTTTTAATCAACAACCATACACAAAGGTATAAAATTATTTCAAAATTTAGAGGTGAGGTTTATGGCTAAAACAATAAATGTACAGAATACTAAGATGTCAGTTGAGGAATTTAATCAATTTATTACAGCCAATTTAGATTTTATACTGAGTAATGTACCGCACAATCCGACAATAAACAAAGATGATGAGTGGAATGATAAAATCTACGATAATTATGCAAAAATCGATGACGATAGGAAGTGACATAAATGGCGAAGAAACAATGGGAGTTGTGGTACGCTAATTTTCCCTTTGAAGATAAAAATATCTCAAAGGATAGACCTGTTATTATATTGAGTGTGCAACCTTTGTGTGTACTGTCAATTAAAGTGACAAGTCATGAAGTGAGAGAAGCCGATAAATATGATGTACCTATTACTCATTGGCAAGAGGCAGGATTAAAGCATGAGTCTGTAGCACGAATTTCCAAAACCGTATCGTTGGATAACAGTAAGTTCCGAAGAAAAATTGGTGAACTACATAAAGATGATATTGATATTATTCTTGAAAATTATGTTCAGTTTTTGCTTGAGTCAGATCAGGTTAAAATGGAAAACGGCAAGGGTGACAACGAGTTACTGAACGCAGCAAATGAATAGACATAGAATAAGACCATAGATTTTCTCTAGGGTCTTTTATGGTGGTTAGCATAAATAATTTTCACTAATTTCTAGCTTGCAATTTTGTGCATATTGTATATTGATTTTTTGCTATTAATGTCATATAATATAGTAAAGAAATGATTCAAGAGATTGAATACTTCAAATGTTTGTCGCTGCTAGATATGCGACTAATAAATAGTCTAGTTCAAATGTTTGTCGCTGCTAGATATGCGACTAATAAATAGTCTAGTTCAAATATAGTCTCGCCTAGAGCGAGACTATTTGTTTTGAGGGACATAAATCAATGGAAGTTGGACATTTTTACTTTTTGGATAATCAATATTATCAAGATTTTAATGACGATAAGCTTATGAGCAACCATGAAATTGTTAATGGTAAAATACATGATCGTCCTTGCTATTGTTGTATAGATACATCTGACAGCAATATTTATTGGGTCATTCCAATATCTTCACAAGTTGAAAAATATCGAAAAATATACAACAAGAAGATTAGCAAGAATGGAAAATGCGATACCATTGATTTTGGAAAAGTGCTTGGTGCAGAGAGAGCGTTTTTAATTCAAAATATGTGTCCTGTTACCGATAAATATATAAAGAATGAGTATCAACATTTGGGTGCGCCAGTAGCCATTGACTATACGACTTATAAAAGAATAGTATCTAAGGCTACAAAGGTGTCTGCTTTGGTACATAATAATAATTCGCATTTGATATTTCCAGATGTGTTGAAAATTGAAGAAGTGCTAAAGTCAAAAAAATAAATAGAATACAATGCAAATAAAGCTCCGATATTCTCGGAGCTTTTGTTATATATGAACATACATTGTTTACTTTTGCACATTTATACACTTGTGTACACTCGTACTCATTATCTATTCCCTCAAATTAACATTTACGTTAGTCCAATCCTTGCCGTCACGTTCCATAGTAACAGTATAGTACAATCTGCCCTTAACACCAAAGCTATTTTCAGCGTCCACATAAGATGATACGGTATAGCTATCATTATGATGTGTAATAAAGTTTTTATCATACATTGGATAATCTGCCGTGGCAGGGGCTTTTAACTGTTTATTTACATAGAATTTAGCTGCTGTGTAAGCTTCTTGACTATAGTCTTTTTCGTAGTGTGAAATGTCAGATATTTTGTCAACCAGCCCCCAAATGGCAAAAAATAAAAATATAATGACAAATACAATTCTACCAATGGAATAATGAACTTGCTCGGTAGTTCCATTATTAGTAGATGAGGTATTTTCGTTAGCTAAATTATTTGTGTTTTCTTGATTATTTGTCATAACTATTCTCCTTTAAAATTTATATCAAAACTATAAACGAATAACTGTTAAGGTCTTTAAAACAGTTGAAAATGAGAGTAGTGGCAAGACTAATATTAGTATATTAGGCAAGACTATAACACAACTTTCAGATTTAAAGAACTTGCTTCATAATAAATCGGATATAACTTTAATTCCTGCAAATGAAGTAGCAAATGTCCGTCAGTTTAACAATCTTTTGGCACAGGGTAAATCGGTAGCTGAAGCCGAGTCAATAGCTTTAAAGGGTTGCTCTGAAACAACTCTCAATGTTGCTAGAAGTGCTAATGGTGCAGCGGTATCAGAAGAAATGTTGTCTGCTTCTTTAAAGGGTGTTGCGACTTCTTCTAAGCTTGCTGCCGCTGGCATGAAAATATTGTCAACTGTTGGTAATATGGCTGTCGGCTTGCTCGTAGGTTTGGCTATTGATAAGATTATAACACTTTTTGATAATATTGTCAATGGTGCAGATAATGCAAAAGAAAGTTTAGCTCAGTTTACAAGTAGTTTCTCTGACTCTATTGACAAATTAGATGAAGAAAACAAATCAGTAAACGAATTAGTAAATCGTTATGTAACTTTGGTTGCGACAACAGATGACTTGTCAACTGTTAAAGACGATTTGAATACTATTCAGGACAACTTAATTGACAAGTACGGTAATGAAGCTAAGAGCCTTGATTTACTTAATGACAAAATGTCTGAGAATATTAAGAAAATCAAAGAGTGGAAAAAAGAAAAGGCTGAGAGTGAACTTTATCAAGAGTCGGATATTACTGATCCTGATGATAGTGATAGAAAGCTGAGTGTTAAAGAAGCCTATGATTTAGCACAAAAGAAATTAAAAGAGGGAAGCTCTTTTAACAAGGGTCTTTTTACTACTGATTACGGTGGCAAAGGGCAAGCCTATGTATCAGACGGTCTATTCAGTGGCTATAATTCTAATGCTGATATCAACAAGGTCGGCTCTCGTGGTTATGGTGATTGGTACAGTTACAAGAATGACATTGAACCAATTCTCAAAAAGTATAATAACGTTGGTATAAGCACTAATGCTTATAGTAATTTACTTTTCGCAGGTACAATGCAAGAACGTATTGATACCATGCAAAAGGTTTATGATGAATTATCCGAGAAATGGGCAAACATTTCAAAAGACGATAATCGTAACAAGTGGTTGGCTGATTTGCAAAAAGAAATTGCTACCACAACAGAGGAATATGATAAACTTTCTAATGCCGTTGATAAATACAACGAAATTCAGAAAACACTTGAAAACTATAGCACAAGTGAAGAATTTAGCAAAGCATTTGATGAAGCTCAGAAAGCTACTGAAAGTTATAGTCATGCTGTAGCAAATAAAAATATTGATGATATTGATAGGCTTTATGATTTAACTCAGAAATACAAAGATAAGTTAATCAACTTGGCTAATGGTGACGAGGATTTAATTGACTATGTTAATACTTTCTTTGAAACTTTACCTGCAAAATTAACAACAGGTACTTTTGATATTTCTGAGTGGACGGACGATATTGACGAAGTTCAGAATAAAGCAAAATCACTTAAAGATACCTTAACGAGCCTGCAAGACGGAAGTATTTCGGATAGTGATTTGGTTGAATTGTTTAAATCGTATCCTGACTTGGCTAAATTCTCAGGCAACACGGAAAAGCTGACAGAAGAAGTTAAGAAACTGATAAGACAAAACCCTAAAGAACTAACAGACAAATTAAAAGAACTATCAAACAGTTTGCCGAATGGCAATGATAAGGCTAATGTAGAAGGTTTTATTTCAAGTCTTGAAAAACTTGGAGAGGTAACTTCTTCTATTTCCGACGTTAAACTGTCTGTAGACGATATTGAGAAAATTTATGAGGAAACGTTTGATGATCTTATAGATAAAGCTGAGGACGAGAAAGATGTTCTTGAAGAACAAAAGAATATTCTTACAGAACAAAAAACTCAACTTGACAATATTATTTCTCAGTACGAAACTGTTGCAAACACAGTAGAGTCTTATATTGACGAGCAGAAATCAGCTATTGAGGACAGATACAATGCTGAAATTGATGCCATTAAAGCTGTTAATGAAGAAAAGCAAGATACTATTGACTTACAGGAAAAATTAAATAATCTTGAAAATGCTAAAAAGAAAAAGGTAAATGTTTATTCTGAAGCTAGTGGTTGGCACTTAGAAACCAATACCGAGGAAGTAAACAAGGCACAGCAGGAATATGAACAGGCTAGTGCTGATAAACGTGTATCTGACCTTGAAAAGCAACGTGACAAGGAAACTTCACTGTGGGATAAGTATAAACAACAGTGGCAAGACCTTATAAATAGTTCTACTGATACAGAAAATGAACAGCTTGCCAAAGATATTTTAGGCGTTAATTGGACGGACAAAATAGCACAGCAAGACACGAATATTCTTAATGACTTTGCGAGCAAATATCAATCTTATCGTTCTCAACTTTCAGATCAGGTTGAAAAGGAAATTGAGAGCGTTGACAAAGAGATAACAGCTAAAAGCAAAGAAATTGAGGCATACAAGAAAGAAAAAGAAGCTTTATCAAAGTATGTTACAGATATTACGAATAAGAACAAAGACTATATAAAACAGTTGACAGACGTTTCTGAAAAAGAAATGCAGACTATGGAAGGTAGGACTAAGTTCTTAGAGGATTGTAAAAAGCGTGCTAGGGAAGCTCTTGACTATTCTGATATTTCTGTTGAGGGTGCTAAATCGAATGGTTTATATCTTGTTCAATATGACGGTGAAACTGTTGGGACAGGGCTTGATGAAGCACAGGCAGAACAGTTAAAATCTGAACTGTACGGCAAAATGGTTTCATCAGAACTCTTGGCTAATCCTATGCTTGGTAAGAACAAGGGTGCATTAACAGCTATTCTTAACGCTTTAAAGAGTAAGTTTAACATTATTAAGCCATATCGCTCAGGTGGTATTGATGATTATACAGGGCTTGCACAACTTCACGGAAAGCCAAATGCAGTTGAAACTATCTTCAATTCAGAGCAAGGCAGAAAGCTATACAACCTTGTGGCTAATACAGATAATCTTGTCAATTATATTGGAGATAAGATTTACAATGGTATAACAGATTTGGTAAGGACAAAAATGTCCTCGCCAAACAATATTCAAAATAGAAGTGACACAAACAATAAGACTATCGTATTCCAGATTGATACTGTCAATACAACAGACGGCACAACATTCTTAGAGCAGATGAACGCTTATCTGCAACAGGCTGATTTGGATAGAATAGTTGGCAAAAATTATTAAATAAATGCAAAAGTAATAAAGAGCCATTAATTATTTAGTGGCTCTTATCTTTTGGAAAATAAGAGAGGTGAAGAAAAAATGATTATGACTCCTACATTGGTATTTCCTGATGATGAGGTTGTAAAGATAGATAAACATAAGGACACAAATGGTGAATATGATCGTGCGCCACATTTCAGTTATCAGTTTAATTGTACAGCAGGTTCGGCTATGCGTTGGGCATTATGCGAGTACACAAACCTTAAAACAGGTGAGGTTAATCACTCTTATTTTCCAAAGGGTGGTGACATAAACACCTTTTACAATGGTGATAAAGTTGGTGTTAATGAGTTAGTTTTTAATGATATTGCTGAGAACGGTCATGACTACCAATATCAATACATTCTTTTTCAAACAGACCCTACAACCATAGCTGACGACACTCAATATGGAGATGGTGTTGGGTTGTACGATATGTATTTCTGCCGTGGAAAAGTTCAGAGAGCAGGTTCTTCAACATCATTTTATATAAACAAGGAAATAGGCAATTTGAAAGACGCTTATTATTATGAACGTGCTGACGGTTCAAATTACCTAGTCGGTGGTGCATACATGGAGATAGGTGAAGAACGTAGGTTTATTGAAAAGTATGACTACAAAACAGGCATGGTTACATTGAAATCTGCTTTTACAAATACACCAACAGTAGGCACAGAATTTAGGATATTTACTAATTACTTTATAGATAAACCGCATTATGTAAAATGCAGAAATGACCCTGATTGTATTGTTACGGCTGAAGTAAATGAAAATAAGTCTACTAGACCAATACATTGTGAGACAACGTACACTCACCCTAATCATGTCGGCTTGAAGTATTATAAATACTATTTGTATCAGATAATTAATTCAAATGTAGTCTATGACGGAACTATTCAGAACAGCACAAATGACACAACTCAGGTCAATCTTGGCAAAAGTATAGGTGAAAATATAATAAATAAGTGTATTACTATAGAGGTAGAGCCTAGTGGAACAGAGGGTCATGTTACCGAGGGTATTAATGGTTTTATTTCTAACTACAATACTGCTACTGGAATGGCTATAATTTATTGTCCTGCAAATACTCAGTTTGTGAAAGGTGCAAAATTTACTGTTTATAGCGAAACGCAGAAATTGATTGGCGAGAGTCCTGCAATTTATAATTTCAGACTCAACTATGATTTCTATGCTATGCAAGCAGGAAATTCATATTGTGTTGTTAGTGAGATTATGACACTTGACGATAAAATGTACCATTTTAGCAAAAGAGTATCGTTCCAAGGCAACGAGTTAGGTGGTTTAGTAAACAACTTTAATTGTCTAATGATTAATAATCGTATAGCAATGCTGTCATGGAATACAACTCTTAGTGGTACTGCAAAGATTTTTAGACGTAATGTGAATGAAGAAGATTATGTTTTTCTTGGCACTACTAATACAAAGAGCTTTTTTGACACAACAGTTGGTAATAAGCAGACTTATGAATATTATATTTGCTATGGAGATTACAAGCCATATAAATCAGAGCAAGTATCGGTAGACAAGGACGGTTGGTTTATATACTCTTTAACCGATTTGGGTACAAAATATAACAAAAAGTATTATGCTATTTCTGAGTGTTGGGAGTTTATAACAGGTATGACCGATAATGATATTACATCAAATATTGGTCTTGCAGTACACACAGGAACAGGTATTAAACCAAAAACAACTAGAACAGTAACAGACTATGAGAGTGGTTCTTTCTCTGCTGATCTTTTAACAATTAACTGCCCTGATGGTCAAATAGTCGATAATATTGACAGAGTAAAAGCATGGACTAAATTTATTAAAGGCAAGAATGATTTTATGTTAAAGTCTCATAAGGGCGATGTTTGGATTATAAATATCTCAGATAACCCTACTAGAATTTATGATAGCACAAGTGTATTAGGGCTGACTAATATTAAGTATGATTGGATTGAAGTTGAAGATATAAACGATGTAATAATTATTAGATAGGAGGTAGGAAAGTATTATGGATTATTATAATAAAATAGACAATGCTTATCTTGCCGAGTTACATAAACCAATGCGAAAAGTGTATGTTAAAATGGAAATTTTATCACACTATGAAGGTGCTATTGGCGAAATAACAAGTGACCTATCTTCCACAGATGGTTCAATAACGATTAATAAAGAGCAAGGCTGTCGTAGGTCTTGCTCTTTATCTATTATTGATAGAAGCGGCAAATACATACCTCAAAAAAATAGTCCATTTTGGTACAATCGAAAATTCAAAATCTTTATTGGATTGCAAGTTGATGAGAATATTTATTGGTTTCCGCAAGGTGTTTTTGTTGCAAAGTCAGCAAACTCTAATGGTAGACGATTAAATGTTGAGGGTGTTGATAAATATAGTTTTCTTGACGGAACATTAAATGCTAGAATGTGTCTTGTCGAGTATCAGGCTAGTGTAACTAATTCTAAAAAAGGAACGAATATTGCGACTTTAATTAAGGACACGCTTATGCTTGATTTGGGTAATAATATACCTCTCGACCCTGTTGAGCCTATTATTGACCCTATTTTCTATAATGTAACTCTGTATGACGATATTGTAGTTGATGAGGGCGGTTATCTTGGTGAGATTTTCGACAAGATTGCCGAAATGTATGGTGCTAACATTTATTACGATGTTAATGGTAGATTGAGAATGGAAAGAGTTTTCAACTATAATTTACCTTCTTGGTATCGTCATTTATCACCACAATTTGAATTGAGTGAAACCGAAATTACAGAAACGGATATTAATTATACTTACAATTATGACGGTGTAAACATTATCACAGTTACAACAGACAATACAAATGGTGAAATTTATTCGTATACAGCTAAAAATGAAAACCCACAATCACCTGTAAACATAAATGCTATTGGCTATAAGGGCTTAGATGGTGGCACTTATTATATACCCCTAGGAGATACAAGTGAAGAAAGCGGAGAGGAAAAGTGTAGGCAACAAGCCGAATATATGTTATTACAACATACTTGTATGAGTACAGGTATTAGTTATAATCTGCCGATCACTCCACATCTGAATGTTGATAATACCGTTAGGGTTAGTAATGATTATTATAATTTTGACAAACAGTTATTTATCGTAAATTCTATTACAATGCCTTTATCGGCTGCTGAAATGAGTATTGAAGCCACTAATCTACAATGGCTGCCATTTGATACAGATTGTATTTCGATTTACTGTGAAACTTTAAGTGATACAGTGACAATATCTTATAACACGAATGGTGGCAAGGACAAAGACGGCAATACTATCACTTATAAAAGTATTAACCAAGCCCCTAATAAACAAATTGTTTTACAAGGTGGTGATATGTATAACGAGAATAAATTGCTCGCATGGACGGATAGTCAAGGCAATAAATACAATTATGGTGACGTGTACACTGTACCAAATAATAACACAACACTGATAGCTCAATGGATAACAGGAAATGAAGTTACAGTTATCAATACGTTGTCGGCAGATAGTACGGTAGAATTTCAATCTATGTCACCGTCACGTTGTTTAATACACTATGATGACAACGAAGTAGTTAGACGTAATACAAACACAATTTCAACATTTAAAAAAAATTATTCTTTGGGTACACACGATACAACTATTGTGTCTGAGAGTGATGATTTAACTAACTTTGACAATGCTTTTGATAAAAGAACAACTACAAAGATAGATTGCTCCAAAATAAAAGCTACCTACCTTACTTCACCTATGGGAAATGGATTTGAAAATATGACAGACTTTGTTTTCCCTGCTAATCTTTCAAATATTTCGACCAGTAAGGGTGTGTTGTCAGGTTGTAAAAAGATTACCAAGATTACATTTCCTGTAGCATACTGTGATATTTCACACCCTGAATCGTTTCTTGCTAATAGCACATTTGTTAATGGTTTGGAACTACCTTACACCTTGAATTTCACACCAATGGTTTCAGTTGATAAGCAAACAGGTGTCGAAGAAATAAAACAAAACGAGATACTAAAAGGATGTCATGTTGTTGGAAACTTAAACATCAAAGCGGCAACTACAAATAAATGTGTAGTGTATGTAAATAAAGAAACAACAAGTTTAGTTATTTATCCCGCAACAGTGCAGGGAAGATTTTATCTTATGGGCAAAGGTATTGAAGGAGATTTATCTAGGCTTCAAAGTATACAAATTGGGCGGTCTACTAACATTAACGATACCGATGGTTTTGCAAGTAATACATCAGCAAACATAAATCTAAGTTTAGACTTTCAATCGGGTAATTGCACTACCAAAATACCTAAAAACGCTTTTAATGGCTATAGTGGTAATATGATTAATGTTGTAATTTATGGTAATGTGACCGACAGCAATGGTATCACGCTTGAAAGCGGATCGTTCTGCAATATGCCTAATATGACAAAATTGCCAATGATAAATAGTACAAGCTTAAAAGTTATACCTGAGAACTGTATGAATAATTTAGCCTCATTAACTTCAGCGACTACAGGCTATGTGGTTGACGTTGAGGGTTGTAACGATATGCTTAACTTAACAAGTTTAAGGATAGAAAGTTCTTGTGAAATAATGAATGGATTTAATAACTGCCCTAAATTGAAAAATCTGTCATTTATGAGTGACGGAAAAGTAAAAGAGATTGGTGGGTTAAACAATAATACTATTGCAACATTTTATGTTCCAAATATGGCTTTGTCTGTATCGGGCGTGAATAATTGCTCTGCATTAACAACGGTCGTTATTGGAAATTCGTTGGCTAGCTTTACAGGTTTTAATAATTGTCCGAAATTAAACAAGTTTACTGTGAATAGTTCTAATACAACTTTCAAGGTTATTGATAATAACCTCTATCAAGGTAGCAAACTGTGCCGTGTTCCAATGAACAAATCTGATATTACGGTAGCAAATGGCACAACAGAAATCATGAGTAATGCCATTCAGGTTGCTTTTGTGAACACCATTTCTGTTCCAAGTGGTTGTACTTTAGTCAGCGGCTCAATAAAGAGTCAAAGTGTAGGTCAAATTATTTTCCATACTTCTTTTAACACAGAAACTGGGAAATATAATAATTTAACTATGACCGATTTTAGTACCCTTGATAATGTACAAGTCGGAACTATTTTCACATATGGAAATGGTATAACCGATACTACAAACGCAAATTGTTTGCCTGTTGTTAAATACTGTATAGAGCATAATATCAATTATGTTGATATGAACGAAACAAATACTAACGCTCGTGGAGCTATTGGAATAAGCGGTAATGCAGAATTGGACGGTGATAATTAATGATAAATACTTATACTTGTATACCAAATCAAACTTCACCAGAAACCGTGTTTGCAGACCTTAAAACATTTTTTGAAGATAAGTGGACTTGGAGTAAAATTGAAACAAATTATCCTGATAGTGAGTCCACCGATTATAACACTTTGACATTTTGGATTGATAATACAACGTACTTTAGAATAATGTTTGACCCTGCAAAATCACGTTACTGGGCTGGGTGTGGTGAATATGACTCTTCCCAAAAGTCACCATATGCTGATTATGTCAGCTTTATCTCTGGCAAGTTTGATAGTGTCATGTTGTATACTACAAGTCGGGGAATGTTGATTTTGTTTAAAAGTGAAGATAATGACTATGTATTAGGTGGAGCTATTGCAAAAATGAGAAAACTATCTGACAATACAGAAATTACAGGTTTCTTTACACCAACTTCAAATTCAGGACATCAAGGAAGTAAAATGGCAAGCTTGTATAATATGTTTAGTCAAAGTTTGCACAATGGCGGTACGAACCTTGTACCACAAGTTGATTTTAATATACCATTGAATAGCACGGTTGAGGGGCAATACGCTGCTAAAACTGACGGAATATTCTATGTTTATATGGGGCAAAGTAGTGTGTTTCCTGCTGACGGAACTGTTGTAAAATTTACAATGAATGGTGTTAATTATGTGGGTAACTGCAAAATGGTTTTAGCTGATTATTCGTAAAGGCGGTGTACAGAATGTCTAAAATGAATAAGCTGATTAAGGAAAGTCAAGATAATAAAAAAACACTTGGTTACACCTATGGAACAGTTAAAAGCTACGACTCTACAAATTGTACAGCCATTGTTTCGCTATTAGAGTATAATGGTGCTGAAAAATCTTTTCTGAATAAATCAGGTGAGATTTTAAGCATGGGAGACAGTGTGTGGATATATTTCCGTGGTGGCGGTATAAACAGTGGCTACATTGCTATTAGGAACGGTAAACCTGTACCTCTAGGAAGTCAAAATTCTAGTGTAGGACGATTTGTTGAATACGTTGATAGTAATGGTAGTAGACACATCTCAGAAAAGTTTAATTATTATGGCAATTCTTATATACCCCCTGGTGGAACAGGGCAGATTATTTATCTTGAAAATATCGCTCATGGTGATTATAACCATGTTGAAGGTCAAGCAAATCATTGTTATGAGTACAGTTATGACAGCAATAATTATATTGATTTTTCAGGAATGAAAACTGGCACTAGCGGTGCACCCTATATTCGTGAAAATAGCAGTTTAAATTCCTTAACAGGTTTTAATAATACTAGCGTTGGTGGTTTTTCTAATCACGTCAGCGGTACGCGGAATACGTCTAAATATAGTGTGGCAGTTGATTGCAGTGGTGCAGAAAATACTGTTTCCAATTCTCGTGATACATATGTTAATGGTAAATATAATATGCTAGATGGTGTAGCTTGTAGTATTGTAGTTGGCACATGGAATATTGTTAAGGGTAACAAAACTAAAGACCAAATGGCAAAATATAACGCCGTGTTTGGAGATCAAAATGATGTTCTTAATTATGATGGATGTCTTGTCGCAGGTTCATGGAATGATGCCACGGCAGATTACCAAACCGTTATAGGTTTTAATGCAAAATCAACTTATAAAAGCTCGGAAAATGCAAGTATACTATTTAATATAGGGAACGGTCAGGAAGAAGATGGTACTCTAACTCAAAATTCTGCAATGCAAGTGGACTTTTCAGGCAATGTTTATGCTGGCGGTGCATACAAAACTAATGGCGCTGACTATGCCGAATATTTTGAATGGCTTGACGGTAACACTAAAAATCAAGACAGAGTTGGATTATTCGTTACGCTTGACGGTGATAAAATCAAACTTGCAAATAAGGGTGACTATATCCTTGGTGTTATATCAGCCAACCCATCTATTGTTGGTAACTCTGCTGAATTAGATTGGCATGATAAGTATAAAACAGATGTTTATGGACGGTTGATTTATGATGAGTCACACAATTCTATAGTCAGTGAAAACTATAACGATACGCTTGAATATGTTCCTCGTGGGGCTAGAAAAGAGTATAGCAAAGTTGGCTTGTTAGGACAGTTAGTAGTTCAAGATGACGGAACGTGCAAGATCAACGGATATTGTACGGCTAGTGTGAATGGCGTGGCAACCAAGTCAGATAGTGGTTATAGGGTTATCAAACGTATTGATGAAACACATATAAAAATAATACTTAAATAGAAAGAGGGCTAACAACCCTCTTTTATTATTGGAGGAAAAGTTATGAAAGAGATTATTACTCAGATGATTACAGAGTATTTGCCTGTAATTTTAACAGCGGTTATGACGGCTATTGTCGGTTTTGTAAAATCGAAGTATACAAAAGTCGCAAATGACAGCATTAAGAAAGACGTGGCGGCTACAACGGTTAAGTATATAGAACAGATTTATAAAGACGTTCACGGTACAGAAAAGCTTGAAAAGGCTAAAGAAACCATGCTTACCCTGCTTGAAGAAAAGGGCATTAAGATTTCCGATGTAGAGCTTGTTATCTTGCTTGAAAGTGCTGTTAAGGATATGAATTATAAATCACTCACAGATTTTATTGACGAGGTTAAGAATGGTGGCGGTGAGTAAATGAACACAGTTAAGGAAATTGCTACCTACTGCGGAAGCATTACGACCATTTTGGCACTGATAACAATTATTGTTAAACCAATCAGGAATAGATTTGTAGGGTGGATTTCAAAAACAAGTGATAAAGATAATCTAAATAAAAAAATAGATAAGCTAACAGTATTAGTGGAAAGACAGGTAGAACAGAACCAAAGCATGGAAACTGAGTTACAAAAACAAAGTTTGGCTTTGCAGGCTACGTTGAGAAATTCTATTTTAGCGATTTATAATTCAAGAATGAAAGAAAATAGTATTTCACTGTACGAAAAAGAAAATCTCGCAAGACTATACGAAAGCTATTCATCTATTGGTGGCAATAGTTTTGTACATAACTGTGTGGACGAATTGAACAAACTACCTGTAAAAGAAGATTAATCGGAAAGGAAGTACAAATATGACTATTAAGGGTATAGACGTTTCTGAGCATCAGGGCAATATCGACTGGGCTAAAGTAAAAGGAAATGTAAGCTTTGTTATACTGAGAGCTGGCTATGGTGATGCTATTACATATCCAAATCAGATTGACAGAACATTTGAAAAGAATTATAAAGGTTGTAAGAATAACGGTATTCCATGTGGTGTTTATTGGTATTCATATGCACAATCAGTAGAAGCAGCAAAGCAAGAGGCAAAGGCTTGTCTTAAGGTAATCAAAGGCAAAAAGTTTGAGTATCCTATTTATTTTGATTTAGAGGAGCGTTCACAGTTTAACAAGGGCAAAGCATTTTGCGATTCTATCGTAAAGGCATTTTGTGGCGAGATCGAAAAGGCAGGCTACTATGCTGGACTTTATATGAGCCGTTCTCCTTTACAGAATTATATCTCTTCTGACGTAGCAAAGAGATATACACTTTGGATTGCCGAGTATAACAGGCAATGCAATTACAATGGTAAGCATGATATGTGGCAGTATTCTAGCACTGGCAAGATAGACGGAATTTCGAGCAATGTTGATATGGACTATTGTTACACAGATTTTCCCACGAAAATAAAATCGGCAAACCTGAACGGATATACTAAGACAAAGAAGCTACCAACACTTGAAAAGTCTGGCTATAAAAAGGGTGATAAGACCAGTGGCGTTCTAGCTCTGAAAGAAATGCTCATCATAGCTAAGGCAAGAAAACTTCACAACGTCTCACTTGACGAAAACGGTATTTTTGGTGAGGGTACTGAAAAGGCTGTTAATGCTTTGCTGAAAAAGTGGGGTTATAAGCAGACTAGCATTGCAGGTGAGAAGTTTATCAAGAAGCTTGCAAGTGCAATTAAGTAATATTAATCATTTTGTTTTTAAAGGGTGGGGCGACATAGCCTCACCCTTGTTATATTTTATTTATACGAAAGGAAGATGAACTATGGCGTATTGTGCTACAAACGGAAATCTGTACGAAAATGGAAAAGCTTTTGAGCTGAAAGTTGGCATTGGTGCTGATTTTAAAGTACAGGCTTCGGGAACTGGCAGTTTTCAGGTTGTAGGAAAACTGACTCAGAATGGTGCAGAGAAAGTGCTTATGATGGTCGATCTGAGTGACTTCTCAACAGTTGATACGATTACAACAGAAAATGTTTATGCAGGAGATGTTAGTGGTTACTATAGTGTAACTGTTAAAAATGTCAAGGGTGTAAACAAAATTTGGGGAACTATAACATATTAAGGAGGTGGATTTATGGCTACAGATATTGATGCTAGAGGTATGGCAGCTAATGCTAAAAAATCTGTCACTGAACTAGGCGACAAGATTGAAAGCGAAAAGTGGATTGGTACAAAAGCCGAGTGGGAAGCCGTTGATAAATCCACTATAAAAGACGGCACAATTGTATATATCACTGATGATGAAACGGTGATTTTATACGATAAAGCGGAAATGGAAAAGATAGCTGCACAGGTCGCTACAGACCGCAAAGCCGCTGAAACCGCCGCACAGACAGCACAATCCATAGCTGATAGTCTGCCAGACGATTATGTAACGGCTGTCGGGAAAATCGCTGAAAACACGGCTGAGATAGCTAACGTGAAGCTAACGGACAAGGAACTTCAAAGGCGTGTGGACGCACTGTTTGACATAGGTC